ATATAATATATAATATATATAAATACTTGCATATATAATATATAATATGTATAATTGTACTCATATTAATGCTGATTATAATGAGAAAACAATTAGAGGATATATTAGCTAATAGCAATAAAAGACGTGCTGATAGAGAAGCTACATATATTGCTAATCATAAAGCTAATAAACGTACTAAAAGTAAGATGAAACTTGGTACTCTTGGAAAAGATAACATTGTATAACTTATAAATATTATAATTATGTTTATTATTAAAAATCCAGAAAAGAGTTTTAATGTAGGTTATCCTACTAACCTTGATGAAATTAAAGATGAATATTTTAATAAGATTCTTAGTAATGTTCATCTTCAAGAACACTATTGTGTTATAGCATTATGTTTTAAAGAGAAAATTTCTAGTATTGCTATGAGTATTAAAGAAAATCGTAACACTACTAGTAACGTAACTCCTATAATTGCTAAAATAGCTGAAAACAATGAATGTGGTTTTAGTCAAGGTGATAGAGCTGTTATAGACAGAACTAATCTTGAACGTGGTATTCATTTACATATTTCTAATAATTGGATTAGTGTAGCAGGTTTTGAGAATTATGTCAAAACTAATCCTAAACTTCTTAACAGTCTTATTAAAGGAGATTATTGGAAGAATGATTTTAATAATATTACTCCTGAAATATATTTAGTAGAGTTTAAAATTGTTCCTATTCGTGATATTGTTGCGACTAGAGATAGTGAATATACTAAATGTATTTATACTTTTAGAAATATTAATGAGAAAGACCCCAATTGATGCTACTTCTACGGGGGGTCTTCCTGAACTCCCTTTAGAAGATTATGGTGCATTAGATGATTCCGGAGCTATAGTATATAAATCTATGAATAATATTCTTGATGATATAAATGTTGAATCTAAAAAACGTCTTATTATTAAGAATATTGTTCTAGATTTAGAATCTCAAATCGGTGATATTGTTTTTAATGATGGTAAAGCTCTTATTCCTTTTATAGGAACTATAAATAAGCCATATAAAGCTATAGTTGCTCGTAAATATGCTAAAGAGTTTTCTGAAGCTAGAAAACGAATGACTAAAGAAGAATATGCTAATTATGTTCGCGATATAATGAAGAAAGAGAAAAAAGCTATAGATGAACAAAATGCTAGAGCTGCTAGATTTGCTGAATTTAGAAGTAAACGATTTAGAGTATATACTAAACTATTTGATAGACATGGTGAAGAATATGCTAATTTATGGCTTTTCTTTAAGGGTTATGGTGATATAGTACACTTTGACCTGGATAGAGAAGCCGAATATCAACAATTATATGCAGAAATTACAGATAGAGAAACTGATAACAGTTGATGATACAGGACTTCCTAAAGCTCCAAGTCTAACACAACTTCTTGATAAAGATGTTAAGATGCTTTATGTTAGAGATAACACTAAAGATAAAATTAATTATCTTAAAGAAGTCGGTGTTATTTATTATCTAGCTGACCCTAATAGTCCTCCTAAACAACAAGGACTTAGCGATAAAGAATGTATTAAACAAGCTATTGAAAACTTTGATTTACCAAAGAATTATGAACCTGATGTGCTTGTTTATAGAATTGCTAAAAGATACCACGACCAATGTATTACTGAGGCTGGTATTATTTTAGAAAACATTCTTAAAGCTATTCATAATGCTAACTTAGCTGTCAATCTTTTAAATGAAGCTCTTAATGAAAAATTAACTGCTGGAATTAGTAAAGAAGATGCTATGGAAATTATGGATATTATGGATAGACTTGCTAAGAAATCTGTTGAGATTCCTAATTTAGTTAAAGGACTTAATGAAGCTAGAGAAAATCTAATTTATGAACGTGAACAAACTACAGCTCGTGGAGGTGTAGAAATTACTAGTTCTATGAATGCAGATGAAGATGAATGAAAATGTTTAAAATAATATTTGAAAATAAAGATGTACGTATGATGGAAGAAACAGATTATCTTGATAAGAAAACATATTATGTTGATATGTATTTTCAAGATGATGATGTTTGGCGTACAATTAAAAGTGGTAGTTTTTATTATTGTTATGATTTGTATAAACTTTTAATAACTAGTTGGTAATATGCTTAAACTTGCAGATAAAAGATATGATAAAGTAAAACTTATTTTCCATAATGATGGACATCGTTATATCGATAATCTAGGAAATGATTATATTAGTACTACTACAATTCTTCATAGATATAAGATTCCTTTCGATAAAGCTAAATGGCTTCGTATTAAATCTAGAGAACTTGGTATTAGTGAAACTGAATTAGCTAAACAATGGTCTACTATTACAAAAGAAGCCTGTGAACGTGGTAGTAATACACATGATGGTTTAGAACAAGGTATAAAAGGTGCTAGTAAATTTGCTAATGCTATTCAATATCTTGATGCTAAACCCGATGGTGAAATGTTTACTATTGCTGATTTAGTTAGTATTGACCTTAATGCAAAAGAACTTTCAGTTAAAGATTTTATTGAACTTACAGAAAATCGTTATCCTGAAATATATAATGTATTAGGTTGGTATACTGCTAGAGGTTATCATATTTATGCTGAGATTGGTGCTTTTCTTATCGATTATCTTGTAAGTGGTACTATTGATGTTCTTCTATTACGTGATGATTGTCATGTCATAGGAGATTGGAAAACTAATAGAGGCGGTCTTCAATTTGAAGCTGGTTATTATAAAAAAGATAAATCAGTTAAACCCACTCAACTTACTGCTGAATGGGTTCGTAAAGATGAAAGACTTCTTCCTCCTGTTAGTCATTTACCTGCTTGTAATGGTAGTTTGTATAATCTTCAAATTAGTATGTATGCTTATATGGTAGAAACTATTCTTGGATTACCTAATAGAGGTTGTTGGTTATGTCATATTGATTCTGATTTTGAACTTAATCAATATGGACAACCTAGACGTTTTCCTGATGGTTTATATCATATTAAAGAAAATCCTAAAGAACGTACTACTTTTCATAAGATGAAATATCTTAAAAAAGAAATTGAAGCTATACTTGCCAATCGTGCTATTGAGATTAAGAATATTGGTTTTAAACAACAATATGGATTAGATTTATGAAAGAAACTGTTATTCCATTTATAATTGGAACTATTCTTGGTATTTGTATTTCAGCTTGGGTCAGTTCCCCCGTAGAAGGAGAGACTAAGCCAATAGTCATTGAAAGATATGTTCCTATTGAAGGTAATGATATTGTTTATCAAGTGAATAATACTAAACATGTTATTGATAGTCTGACGGCTCGATGTGATTCTCTTACGGGGGAACTTCAAGTTGCTACATATAAACTTGAAAGAATTAGATATTATAATGATGTTGCTAAGAAAGGTAATAATCTAAAATTTTTACGTTCATGGATTAATCGTGTTTTAAATGAATGATATAAGATGTAAACAAGTAATAGATAACTTTAAAGATGATATTCAAATTGAATATGAAGTTAATAAAATTAATAATACAAAAACTTTCAGAGTAAGTAGTTTAAATGCTATTGGTCAAAGAGTAGTGTATGAAGAATTTACATCTGATATTGGTAATCATAGAAATATCAATAATAATTATATTAAAGCTCTAAAATTATATAATAAATTAATTAGTCAATATTATGGCAAACTTTATAATAGCTCTCAGAAAAGTTCTAAAAAATGAAGGAGGTTATGCTAACGACCCTGATGATGCGGGTGGTGAAACTTATAAAGGTATAAGTCGTAAGAATTATCCTACATGGTCTGGTTGGACTAGTATAGACCAAATTAAGAAATATCATCCTAGAGGTTTTAAAACTATTCTAGAAGGAACTAAAGAACTTCAAGATAAAGTTAAAGAGTTTTATAAAAGAAACTTTTGGGATAAACTTTATCTTGATGATTGTGCTAATCAAGAATTAGCTAATCAATGTTTTGATATGGCTATCAATGCTGGTGTTAAAGCTGGAGTTAAAATACTTCAGAAAACTCTTGGAATACCTGCTGATGGTAAACTTGGTTCAGTTACTATTGCTGCAATTAAAAAGATTAAAAAAAATAGATAGAATCATGAAGAAGATATTAATAGTAGTTCTGTGTATATTTATCATAGGTGTAACTATTTATAATTGTGTATGTGTTTTTAGATTAAGTCAGAGTAGTTTGGGTTTTGAATTGGTTGATACTACTATTAATACTCTTCGGATTGATTCCATTGAAATTGTAATCAGTCAAAGAGATAGTATTATTTATAATATTAAATATGCTGCAAATGAAGAAAGTAAACAAGCTGCTCTTGATAGTGTCGATGATGCTGTTAGGAGGTTCATTGAGTTGGTCTCGGATACATCCTCCTACGGGGGGTCTAGCACAAGATAGTGTTTATATTTCTATTGATTTGATTAAGGCTGCTAATATAAAACTTATTGAAGCTAAAGCTAATAAACAAATAGTACTTCTTCAAGATAGTATTATAAACAATCAAAGAAATATAATTAATGAACTTCATTCTATTAATGATGAACTTCAAAATAGAATTGTTGTAGCAAATCAAAACACAGAACGTCTTATTGAAGATAGAGATAAATATCAAAGACGTGCTAAACGTGCAAGCTGGGCTGCTGTTGGAAGTGGTTCAGCTTTTTTAGTATTGTTAATTTTGTTGTTGTAAAGTATGGATAAAGAATATCCTTTTCTTACTTTTTTAAAAGAAGATAAATCTAGATATAAAACAGCAAGTGAAGCTGGATATATAGATAAAGACAATATGTTTCTTATAGGAGATTCTGGAGGTTTTCTTATGAATATTCGTCCAGGATGGAAATTTGTTAATACTCATTTACTTACTGAAATTGCTGATTATTATAGAAAACATAAAGAATATTGTCCTTTTAAAATAGATAGTCTTCCACATAGACAATTTAGAAAGAAAGAACAATATAGACGTAAACATGGTTTTGAAGCTCCGTGTTTAATGGATGACAAAGGAACTATTCATAATGTACGAATAACCGGTAATCATTATAATTTTCTTAATTATACTCGTATTGAACAGCTCGATGAATCAAGTATTCAACGAGGCAAAGTTAATACAGGTAAAAAACATTATGATTTTCCTAAGTTCCTTGATGCTCAGTTTTGGTTTTTTCATGTACTTGAATTTGCAGAGAATAATGGTTTTCATGTAATTATTGACAAGACTCGTCGTGGTGGTTTTTCATATATTAATGCAAGTACTGCTGCTAATAGAGTTAATTTATATCCAAGAAAAGTTGTTATCAATGTTGCTATTGATAAAAAATATCTTATTCAACGTGGTGGTTTAACTAACTTTGCTATTAATGATTTAAAATTTTATGAAGAAAAAACTCCTTTTAAACGTGGAATTTATAGTACAGTTAATACAGACTTTCGTCTTGGTTATAAGTTACCAAACGGGATTGAAGCCGATAATAGTTGGTCTAGTGCTCTTCTTAGTGTATCTGCTTTCAATGACCCCGATTGTGCTATTGGTAAAGATGCTGTTGAAGTTAATGTAGAAGAGTTATCTACTATGAATAACTTCGACCCATTTATGGAAGTAACAGAACCTGCAATGAGAACTGGTGCTTACACAACAGGTATTCTTAAATGTTGGGGTACTGCTACTTCTGGTGATATGTCTACATTTGAAAATAACTTTTATAATCCTAAAGCATATCATTTTATGCCTTTTGAAAATGTTTGGGATACTGATATGCGTAATGAAATATGTGGTTATTTTAAACCATATTGTTGGGGACTTCAAGGTGAGATTGATGGTCAGTATGGGGTAGACAAAGATGGTAATTCTAATATAGAAATTAGTCTTAAGATTGCAGCTAAAGAACGTATTCATAAGAAAGAAACTTCTAAGACTTATGCTGAATATATAAATTTTCTTGGTCAATACGCTTTATTTCCTGCTGAATCATTTAGTAGTGCTACTGAAAATATTTTTAGTAGTGAAGAATTAACTGCTTGGGAAACTAGACTTAGACTTGAACCTGACTTTAGATTTTATATTGATGGACAATTAGAAAGAATTAATGATATTGTTAGTTTTAAATCTAATGTTCGTCTAGCTAAAGAAGGCAAAAAAGTTTATGATTATATACAAGGAGTTCCCCGTAGAGGAAATGAAGACCCACATGGTTGTGTTCGTATTTGGTTTATGCCAGAATATGAAGAGTATTTTGATAATGAAACAAATCGAATGACTAAAGGAATACCTAAAGGTAAATATAGTTTAAGCTATGACCCTGTAGGTGTTGATAAAGAAAAGAAAGAAATTACTGATAGACATTCTCATAATAGTATTGCTGTATGGGAAAATTCTTCTGAACGTAATGGTTTTAAACAAAAGTTAGTTGCTTGTTATTATGGTCGTCCAGATAAACTTGAAGAAGCTGATGAAATATTTCTTAATTTAGCTATCTTCTATGGGGCAGTTGGCACAGCTGGAGTTGAAACTAATAGAGGTGAAACTGTTAGTAATTTTCGTAAATGGGGATATATTAAATATCTTGAACATGAACCTCTATTTGTTTGGGACCCTACAATTAAAGGTAAAGTTAGTACTACTTATGGTTATAATGTTGGAGGTGCTGACAAAAAGTTAAATGCTCTACGATTAGTTAAAGAGATGCTTTATGAAGAAGTTGGTAAAAAAGAAGATGGAAGTCCTAAATATGCTTTTGAGTTTATTCTTGATTATCAAACTATTCTTGAACTTAAAAAGTGGAATGCTGAAGGTAACTTCGATAGAGTTTCTCAACTTATTATTAGAGCTATTCAATGGAAAGCTATGCAAATTAAAGCTAGTTATGAATTAAGAAATAGAGTTAAAGTTACAGAAGAAAATGACCAAAGTTCATTTTGGAATCGCGAATGGTTTTAATTAAACAAATATAGTTATGGCAGATAATACATTTTATAGTGCTTTTACTCAGGCTGAATTTCCTGAACAAAAAGTTAGTAGTGCTCAAAAGAGAAAACCTGAATGGTATGCTAATTGTATTGATTATGTTATCGCAGCAGGTTATGCAGCACGTGGAAATCGTGATATAGATTTAAAACTTCGTATTCTTCATGGTGAGATGCCAGATGAATTTTATAAGAAAGTTCTTAATCCATATAATGCTACTAAAGAAAAATGGACTAAGTTCCCAGCTACTATGCGCAATTATGATATTATGAATGGTGTGATTCGTAGATATGTCGGTGAATATATTAAGAACCCACATGATTTTATTGTTAGTGCTGGAGATGCTACAACAGTTATGCGTAAAAATCAAAAACTTATGCAAGAACTTCGTCCTATTATTGAAGCTAAAATTGCTGAGAAGATTCAACAAGCTGCTCAACAAGCTGTTGAACAAGGTCAAGATTTAAGTAATACTAATCCACAAGACCTTGTAGATATTGAAACATTTATTAAAGAATTTAATGAAAATTATATTGATGAAGAAAGTGTTCAAGGTCAGAATCTTCTTAATATAGTTCGTGATACAACTAAAGATGTTTTGTTTTATAGTCAAGCATATTTTGATTTTGTTGCTTTAGGTGAATGTTATACTACAACTGAAATTCATGGTGATAAACTTGTTAAACGAGTTGTAGACCCCGGAGACGCTTATCCTGTTCCTAATGATAATTTCTTTGTAGAAGATTATGATATGTTTGCTGAACGTAGACGTATGACTTATCAACAAATAATGGATATGTTTGATTCAGTACTAGATGAAAATGAGAAGAAGTTCTTAAAGACATATTACGCTAAATATAGTTATAGTGGTGATGATAGTGGACTTCTTACTTGGGATATTTATAAAAATTATTTTGTTGATGTTTGTGATAAATTTCCTAAAAAAGATAGAGAGTTTTTTAAGAATCATCCTATTAGAATGAGAGACCTTAATGGTAATCTTATTGATGTATGGTTTGTTACTTGGCGTGGTATGGTTAAGAAAGGCATTCTTACTCGTCAAGTTAATGGATTTATTACACAAGAAGTAGTTGATGATACTTATATTCTTACTCCTGAACTTGGAGATATGGAACTTGAATGGATTTGGGAACCACAAATTTATGAAGGTGTAAGAATTGGAGGACGTTATAATGCAGTTTATCCTATTAAATGTCGTCCTGCTGTTTATAATAGAAATGGTAAGCTTCCTTATAATGGTCTTATGGAAATTCTTCCAAGATTTGGTAAGTTTAGTATTATCGATATTGTTAGTCCATATCAAGTATTTAGAAATATTCTTTATTATCATCGTGAGATGGTAATTGCTACTAATAGACTTAATATATTACTTATTGCTAAATCACTTCTTGGTACAGTTCCTGATGAAACTATTTATAGAATGATTAGTAGTAATATATTAATGATTGATGATGAAGATGATACTAGTATGCTTCGTACTCAACAAATTCGTATGCTTAGCGCAAGTAATAATGATTATATTGTACAACTTACTCAATTAATTGAAGCTGTTGAACAAGAAGCTCTTAATCAAGTTGATATGACTGCTCAACGCTATGGAGAAATTAGCAATAGTGCTGGTAAAGGAGTTACTGATGAAGCTATTATGCGTGGCTCTATGGGTAGTGTTATTATTGAATATGTTTTTGATATGATGCGTGAGTGTGATTATGCCCGTGATATGGACTTTAGTAAACTTGCTTGGATTGATGGTTTACAAACAACATACAAAGATGATGATAATAATATTCGTTATCTTAGTCTTGATGTCAATGCTCATATCTATGCTGATTATGTAATTCGTGCTAAGATTAGTCCTAAAGAAAAAGAAAAACTTGACCAAATTAAACAATTTGCATTTAGTGCTGCTCAAAATGGTAATATGGATATGGCTATTGCTTCTATAGCTGGAGATAATGTTGCAGCTATTAAGAAACTTATTATACAATATCAAAATGTTGCTAGAGACCATGAAACTCAAATGGAACAAATGAAGCAACAGACAGAACAAATGGTGCAACAATTTGAACTTCAAAAGATACAAGCCAAAGGTGAACAAGATAGACAAACTCTTGAACTTGAAAAATATCTTGATGGTCAAATTGAAATGCTTAAAGCTAATGCAAATATTATTAGTTATAATCAAGGTGAAATGTCTAATCTTGATGAACAATATAAAGTTGCTGCTGAAGAAAGAATGAATCAAGCTGCTAATGCTCTTAAAGCTAGAGAGATTGATGTTAAAGCACAAGAAGTTGCAGCTAATACAGCTCTTAAACAACAAGAGATTGCTGCTAAAGTTTATGATTCTAATATTAAACTTAAAGTTGCTAAAGAAAATAAAAATAAATATGATAGACCGAAGAGTAGTTCTTCGTCCAAGAAATAATATACTTCTTTTAATCATTGACTTTATACTTTTAGCTCGTAGTCGTCGTGATGATGATTACGGGCTTTTTTATTGCTCGTTCGATAAATCAATGACCTCGTATTTGCCACTTCTTTTGACTTTAGAGACACTTTTGCATTTAGTCGATAGATTGTATTACTACTACCAAGATAACTCCCCGTAGAGGAAAGAATGTGCCAAATATGACCTATTAATATTGCTGGAAGTACTTGGAATAAACGTAAAATCTTCTTAATGGTAAAGCTGATGCTGAAAATTATACTATTTGGTATATTCATACATTGTATTATATTTGTGTCAGTGATAAACGTAAACATATAAGAGTTATGGGTACTCCAGTAGTAAATTTAGATTTTGGTTATAATGGTAGTAAATCAAGCGGTGCGCCTACTGCTACTACCGAACCTGTACAAAACTTAGATACAGGTAAGACTAGTTCTGAGGAAACAACTCCTATTAATGGTGGTACGACTCCTCCTCCAGAGCTTACAGAACCGAGTAAAGAACCTGATAAGGAACTTGATAAAGGTAATGATGGTAAAGGTGATAAAGATGATAAAAAGAAGCCAGCTCAAACTTCTCCTTCTACGGGGGGTATAGATGTATCTACATTAGAAGCTGGTACTACTATTGAAACTCCTGATGGTAATTTGTTAGTTGATGCTCAAGGTAATCTTGTTGATAAAGATGGTAATATTTTTAAAACTAAAGATGAAGCTAATGAGTATCTTAATCAGTTTGAAACTGATGGTGAAGGTAATGAAAATACAGAACCAGAACTTAGTATCAAAACTATTCAAGAAACTATCGGTGTTGATGTAGTAGATGACAAAGGTAAGAAAGTTAAGTTTGATAATAGTCCTGAAGGTATTAAGTCTTATGTTAATAGTGTAATGGAGATTCGTGAAAACGAAATTGCAGAAGCTGCTATTAATAGACTTTATCAAGATGTACCTGTTCTTCCTGATATTATTAATTATTATATTGCTAACGGTGGTTCTCTTGAAGGTTATAATGAAATTCCAGATAGAACTCAAATTGTAGTTGATGATAATAATGTTAATCAGCAGAAGGCTATTATTAAACAAGCTCATAAAGAATTTGGTCGTAGAGGTGATGTAAACAAATATATTAAATATCTTGAAGATAGTGGACAATTACTTGAAACAGCTAAAGATGAACTTGCTGCGCTTCAGCAAGCCGATAAAGAAGAGCATGAGAGACTTAGACAAGAAGCCGAAGCTCGTATTAAAGCGGATGAAGAAGCAAGTGAGAAATATTGGACTGGAGTAAAGAAAGTTATTGATGGTAAGAAAATTGCTGGTTATCAAATTCCAGATAATATTATCATTAGTAGAGACGGAAAAAAGATTAGTGCTACTCCACAAGATTTCTTTAATTATATTTATCAAGTTGATGATAATGGTAAAAGCCATTATGTTTATGACTTGGAAAAACAAACTCCTGAAGCTAGACGTGATGACCAGATACTTCGTGCGTATTTGACATTTGTTGGAGGTAATTATGCAAGCCTTGTAGATATGGCTATTAAAGAAGAAAAAGTTAGAACTCTTAGAATGAAGAGTAAACAAGCTACAACAAAAGGCGGTATCAAAGTTACTTCTCCTGCTGGTACTACAAAGTCTAAAGACATTGACTTTGGATATTAATCTATTATTTATTTAAATGTTGTAGTTATGCATAAAATGCGTGTTTTGGACGTAGGCAAATTTGAAGATAGAGGTTACTCTAACGAAGAATCTATTGCTTATCTCCAACTTAACAAACCTGTTGAAATTAATTCATTCATTACTTATAATTATGGTATGGATGATGACCGATTTCCTCTTACATTTATGACTGAAGGTCAGGGAAGTCGTGGTGTTAGTGATATTGAAACTGTTCAATGGACTTGGCGTACAATGGGTCGTATGAAATTTGACGACTTTGTTGTATATTTCAATCCAGCTATTACTAAGCCTGGTCTTGGTGGTGCTGAATTTGAAGTTGAGTTTAGTACTCATTGGTTTATTGAACAATATGGTCTTATTGCACCTGATGGTATGACACAAGTTCGTATTCAGAAAGATTGTGGTGAAGGCTCTCATGGTGGATATAAGTATATTCTTAAATGTACTAATCCTAATCCTAATTTCTTTATTGACCCAGAATTCCTTGCAAAAGGTAAGTATTGGTCTTTGAGTGCTCCTACTATTTCTGAATCTTATTCTAAGGGTAATCGTTCTAATACAATGTCTGCTGGTACTATGACTAGTCAGCTTGAATTTAGACGTTATTCTAAAGAAATTGCTGGTAATCTTGCAAATGTTATTACTACTTATGAATTTAATGGTAATAAGTTGTGGATTAACGAGGAGATGCGTCAATTTCACTTGCAGATGCGTGTGATGAACGAGGAACGTCTGTGGATTGCTGAATATAATCGTAATCAGAATGGTGAGATTATGCTTAAAGACCGTGATAATGGTAAGCCTATTCCTCATACTAGTGGTATGTTTGAAATTTGTCGTGAATCTAACTATGATACTTATGGTGAGTTCTTGACATTAAATAAGATTGAACGTACTGTTGGTGATGTTCTTAATCGTGATACTGACGATGGTGTAATGGATGTTGTACTTATGGCTGGTAAAGGTTTCTTACAAGACTTCGACCAAGCTATTCGTATGGATGCTAAATCTGAAGGTTTCATTACTCCTCTTGGTGATAAGATGATTGATGATGATGGTGAAGGTTTACAATATGGTCGTTACTTCCGTAAGTATAAGACTGTAGATGGTCATACAATTACTGCTAAGCATTGTGCTTTCTTTGATAAGGGTACTATTGCTGAAGCTGCTAAGAAGAATGGTATGATTCATCCTCGTACAGGTTTGCCTATTACTTCTCATCAAGCTGCCTTTATTGACTTTAGTTCTTATAAGGGTCATCCTAATGTTCGTCTTGTACGTCAGAAAGGACAGATTTATAAGGCTGCTGTCCTTAAAGGTTTAACACCTGTTCCTGCATCTTGGGGTGTACCTGATAGTAACTTTATTTCTACTGAGATTGATATGTCTCGTTATGAAATTAAGTCTTCTATTGGTTTGCAAGTCGATAACTCGACGAAGATGTTCTTACTGCAATGTAAATTGTAAAAGTTTAAATTAGATATTTTATGGAAGGTACATCAAAATTTGTAGTTAATCCTAATGCTGGAGCTGGTGATGGTAAAACCAATACATCTCCTACGGGGGGTCAGCCCGAAGTAGAAACTCCTAATAAAGTTGAACAGGAAAATTTAGAAGAACCATATATAGAAAAACGAACTATTACTATTAATGTAATTAAAAATCCATCTTTATTTAGGCGTGCTAATGATAAATACATGCCTCGTAAAGTTGAATATATTGGTAGTAGTATTCGTTCTTCTTCAGTTCTTACGAGTAATAAACAAGAAATTGAATATTACTTTCCTAGTCTTCTTGGTGTTCCTGCTAATGCTGATACTTTTATTACCCGTGTTAAACAATATCTTAATAACTTCCACATAGAAGTTAATGAACTTGGTAAAACTCTTGATATAAGTTTTCGTTGGAATACTAAAAGAGATTATTATAGCTTTAAAGCTAAAGAAGATAGAATTGAGGAAACTTATAAAGCAGTTCGTAGAGATAATTTGGTCGAACTTAAAAAAGCTCTTGAAGTTAAGATTGATGACCTTAATGCTCTTGAATCAACAAGATTTAGATATGGAAATCCTATTAATGTAGAAGATTATATTAAATATCGTCATTGTTTGCTCTACAAGGATGTCTGTAAAGACCCTATCTTTATTAATAGTGATGTTAGTTATAGATTTTACTTCAAGGATGATGCTCGTGAACTTGAACAAGCTCGTAAGCGTAGAATTGAAGCTAATAATGCTAAACGAAACTATCTGTTAGCTCTTGCTGATGACGAAGTGTTTAGAGCCGTTTATATTCAATATTGCGTTGCTGTTGGTCAGCCTGTTCTTACCTCTTTATTTAAAGAAAAGTTTGAGCAAGAAATGGAACTTGATAAATATAGTTCTGATGAACCAGCTAAGTTTAATAAGATGTTTAATGATAAAGACTTAAAGATTAAAGCATTTATCGAAACCCTTATTGCTCGTGGTGAATTTGTTAGAACTAACGATAATCAAAACATTTCTACTCCTGCTGGCGATTTCATTGGCGCAAATATGAAAGAAGCAGTTCTTTGGTATAAGAATCCTGAAAATGCTAAAGCTGTAGATGCTTATCGCAATAAATTAAAATATTGATGATATGAATATTGTAGAGATGCACTTATACTTTAGAGAATTGGCTCAACAAGCTGGTATGCAAACTGTTCGCGCAATACTTCCCGAAGATATTGATATTAATCTTAATGTCGCAATTCGAGATATTGTTAAACGAATTGTAAAAGAAAATACTAAAGCTATTGATGGCAATACTAAAGTAGCAAGAGATAATAGTAAGATTAGTCAATTAAATAGTCTTCGTTCTCTTTATCGTCAAGAAGATTTAACCGGTAGTGGTAATGGTAGTCAAACTAATCCTTATAAAATAAATATTAACACTAATAATGTTTTGCTTTTTACTGGTTTTAAAACTATTGACGATGGTCATCTCTATGATGCTCGTATTATTGAGATTGAAGAACTAGGAATGACTCTTAACGATTTTTGTAATCGTGCTGAATATGATGCGCCGATATGTACTGTGATTGGTAGTTATTCTTCTATTAAAGTTGATTTTTATACTGGTCCTGTTCAAGGTCGTGCTCCGCAAAATGTTCGTGTTTATTATATAGCTGAACCAGCTGTTGTTTGTCATCCAGATGTCGGAGGTCAAGTTGATTGCGATTTAATTGACTATCTTCATGAAGATGTTGTTAAGCTAGCTGTAGATTATTATCTTAAAGCTATTGCTAACACAAATATTACTAGAAGTTAAATTTAAAATCATTTAGGCGTTATGAGACAATTTGTTCTTGCCGGCGATGTAGCTTATGGTGGAGCTTCTGTTGATGCAGTTGCTGCTGGAGCCGTCGCTATGTTTTATTTAAACAAAGATGGTGTAGATACTTTAGTTTCTACAGGTAAAGAGAATTTTGGTCGTGCTAACTTAGTTGTTGGTCGTGGTATGGAAAAAGGTGGTCCAATTGTTCTTCCTATTTTCCGTTATCACATGAGTTATGTTCGTAGTGATTATAAAGCTGGAACTAAGTTTCATGCAGAAGTTACTATTCCAACTGATAGAATGATTCCTTTCTGCAATTATTCAATTATTGTAGTTAAGAATGGTATTCAGTTTAACGAACGTAATAAATGGACTGCTACTATCTTTGGTGGTGCTAATCCTAATGCAACTAATATTGCTAATGCTCTTGCTAAGCATTTACAGAATAACAAAATTGGTCATGGTTTGAATGTTTCTATTGCTGGAACGACTATTAGTTTTGACAGCGATACTTATCGTGATTATACTATTTTGTTGGCTGATGCTTTGACAGGAGTTGAAGTAACTATGGTTCATGCTGAGAAACCTATCAATGATGCTCGTATGATTCAAGATTATCATGCTAAAGCATGGGCTGATATGGGATTCCAAAATACAGAAGTTGAACCTAATATTCTTATGTATCCTAAACTTCATCTTGGTGGTTGGACTGATATTGACCCTGACGATAAAGGTTTCACAGTCTTTACTATTCGTTTTGCTGAACCAAGAGAAATGAAGACTAGAGATGAAGTTGTTCATCAGATTATTCAAGTTGCATTCCCTACAGGGGCTGCTGGTATTGATACCTTTGAAACAGTTCTTAAAGGAATGACTGATGAAGGTGGTTTGAGTGGACAGAACTTGTGTTAAGATTAAAGTTACTCTATCTTTGTAACTAAGTATTATTTGTAATATTAACAAAGGTAGATGTGCTCTTGATGTAACTCCTCGTAGGAGTATGAATAGAGCACATCTACCTTTTGTTGTATATGCTGGTATGGAAAGTCTTATCGCAGGTCTTAGTCAAGGAGTTATTCCGGGTCTTATAGTACTTGTGTATCTTATTGTAGTTAAATGGTTAGACCATAAAAAACAAATTAGAGAAGACAATATTACAATTTCTATGGATAATAGAATTAATGGTCTTACTAATCATGTTAGTGATATTGTTGAATCTTTATCTGAAGTTAGTTTGTTATTAAAGTCTGTTACTTCTAATATTATTGAGCGAGATAAAGAAAAATGTAAATTTAGTATTGAACTTGCTTTTAGTGGTTTGGCTAAAGAACTTAGTGATTTTGCATTTGTTACTATCTTTAATAATCACATTGACACAAATAGTTCTATAATTAAAAACAATATTAGAACAGCTGTTAATAGTGAATATTATAAGGTTTATTCTGTGCTTGGTCTTTATGAATATAATGGAAAGAGAATAAATGAGCATTTACTGACTGAATGGAAAGCTGAACTTATCGAAGCTCTTGAAATTAGTTTATTTAAAGATGATGCTGACGGTCTTAATAAGATGAATACATTTAGAACAAAAGTTAATCTTATTGCTAAGAATTGTTCTAATTATGTTTATAATAATACTTTTTAATTAAGTAGATTATGGATGAGGTGTTCATTCAAAATGTCAAATCTGACAATTTAGATTGTTGGATAAGCAAGTTAGAATCAGCCGTTTTTGAGTATCAAACGGGGCAAATGCCGAACTCAAATTTTTTCTGTGATGTTCAGTTCCATGCGATAGTAAATCGTGGCTTAGAACATAAGGATTGGCTTCGGTTATGCGACTTGGAACGTATTATTAATGTATATTATAATATAACTGGAACATAAGATATGCCTGATACTAATTATGTTTATGCTGTTATACCTGCTAGATATGCTTGTTTGTATCATAAATTACTAGTTCTTCTAGCAGATTATGGTGTGGATATGCTTAATGATTGTTCTGCTACTTGTAAAGGTAATAATAAAAATATTATAACTTGTTGGAATATGTTTGAAGCTGGTGTTGCCGCTTATAATCTTGGACTAACAAGTCGTGCTGAAACTATAATGAAGTATGTTAATGCACAAATAAATATAATTTATCGTAGTAGAGGTCGAGCTTGTCCTAAAGGAGATTTTAAGTTGTTCGCTAATAAACAAGGTACACAAGTTGCTTTTGTAACTTGTAATGGTGAGACAAGTAGTATTAGAGTTGAGGATATTCCTGAACCTGCTAAAATGATTAGTAGTGATGGTATTATTAATGCTGATATTACTGAAGAAGATTTAAACGAATAAGTTATGATAATTAACGGTCAAGATGTAGGAAAACAACTTATCACTTGTAATGGTGAATGGGCTGCTACCAAAAACTATAAACGTCTTTGTATAGTTTATAAAGATAGTAATAGCTATTTATCTAAATGTGCCGTTCCTGCTGGAACTCCTGTTGATAATGAAGATTATTGGCAGAAGTTCTTTGAAACAGATGCTGCTTTAAAGATTGATTTAACAAATTATAAAGCACAGTTGCAAGAACAAGTACAAATTCTTAAAGAAGCTGTTACTAATTTAGTTAATAGTACTAATGAGAATGTTGATACTAAAGTAAGTGAAATGCTTGCTAAAGTTAATAAACTTGAAGGTAATCTTAATTCTCATTTGAATAATGTACTTGTTTCTACAACTGCTGCAATTAATAAAGTTAATTCTGAACAGAATAGTATTAAGTCAGCTGTTAATGCAGTTAGTAAGAAAGTTGATGACAATGCTGCTGATGCTAAAGCTAGTAATGCGGCTTCAATACTTTCTCTACAGGGGGTCTTAAATAAAGAGATTAGTAGACTTGAAACTAAGATGGCTGCTACTCCTAAAGTAACTGAAGTTAGTGTTCAAAGTGTCATACCCCCCATAGAAGATGGAAGAGGAGCCACTAGACTTATTGTAGAAACTGATGCTGATAAAGAAACTTTTACTACTAATAATATTAAAGTAGGTTATGAAGTTTATGTAGTTGAGACAGGTCTTAGTTATGTATTACAAGAAATTGTTCTTGGTACTAATGTTAAGACTTGGAAGTTAGAATATCATTCTACTATTGGTGCTTGCTACTTTGATGGAATCGAAGATGGTAGTGAAGAAATTACAGTTGATAGAGCTATAGCTGATGAAGAAGGTACTAATTTCAGAGAAGGTTATGTTCGTAAAAGTGATATTGCTGCTTATGTAGATGAACTTTTTAGAACTAAGTTTGTTGATAATATGCCTTTGATTCTTGCTGGTTCTATTACTTCTGATATGCTTAGTCAATCTGTTCTTGATTTAATTGGTAATAAAACCATTTGTAATCTTGCTGATGGATTTACTATTGAAAAACATGCTAAAGATGGAACTATTGGCTTAGCTAATCATGAAGTTAATACTAATAATTTCAGGTCTTATGGTCATAAACATTTAGGATATAACATTACTGATGGTCATAATATTCTTGAACAATTAATGATTGAAGATGATTATACTATTTATTATGTTTATCTTGATTATGACTTAAATGGTGCTACTATTGAATTACCTGAACATGCTATTCTTATTTGGCTTGGAGGTTATTTTGATAATGGTACTATTAAATCTAACGGTGTTATTATTGATGAAAAGTTTAAAGGTACTAATTTAATTGTTGAATGATATGGTAACATATAATGATTTAGATGATAATCTTAAAGCGATGATTAGAGAAGTGCCTGCGGCTATTATCAATCACGCTGATGGGGAAGATTTAACTGTTAGACAGCAAGTTCTTAAATTTGCTGATAGACATAAAGCTACTACAGCTTATTCTAACAGAGGAATGATTATTGTTAGACGTAAAGAAAAGACTGTTATTCGTGAGAATCTTGAAATTAAGATTAATATTCTTAATCAAGATATGATGACTGAAGATAGTACTATTTACGTTATACGCTATGAACATGACCTTAATGGTCAAACTATTGAAGTTCCGTCTAATTGTATTTTAGTATTTGATGGTGGAAAGCTCATTAATGGTACTGTTAATCTTAACGGTGCTCAACTTGTCGGTGTTAGTCTTTATCCGGAAGAATTTATCCAAAATATTGGAACTGGTCTTAGAGCGGGAACTCCGCATTGGACTACTGATGGATATATTGAGTGGTGGGATGGTAGTAAATGGTTTAATCCTTATACTACTCTCAATGATGCTCTTAATAGGAATCTAAGCAATATTAATCAACAGCTTGTTGGGCTTAATGATAATTTAGTTCAAAGTATTAATGCTATTAATCAAGCTGCTTTGAATGAAACAAATGCTAGAACTGCTGCTGATGATGATTTAGATGCAAGAATTGATAATGAAGTTACAGATAGAATAGAAGGAGATACTAAATTACAAAGTCTTATTGATAAACTTAATGTAACACATACTAATGATATTGTTAAAGTAAAACAACTGATTCAAGCTAATACTGATTTAATTAATCAGAAAGAAAATGAAATTATTGCAGCTTATCGAGCTGACGATGATGCTTTAAGAAAGAAGATTATTGAAGGTCTTGAAACTGAACGTAGAAGTAGAATCAATGATATTGCTACTGCAAAACAAGAAATTGTTGAGATGGTTAAAGAGAATGATGATATTCATAGACATCTTCTACGGGGGGTTTACAATGAACTAAATAAAGTTACAAGTAGAACTGATAAACAATATGATGAAGTTCATATTCATCTTAATAAACTAAATGAACTTATTCAACAAAATATTATTAGTATTATTGATTTACAAAATAGACTCGATAAAGTTAATGAAAGAATTGATGAACTAGAAGATAATGCTAATAAGTATCTTGTTAGATTTAAATTACCTGATGGTACTATTGTAGGAGGTCAATATGTTGTTCCTGGTGGAACTCCTATTGTTCCAGATGATATTGCTGAAGGAGCTGTCTTTGACAAAGACTTTAGTATTGTAAATGAAGATATGCTTATTAATGTTACCATTTAAATGTTCGTGCTATGACTAAATTAAAGATTGGACAATTAACTAATTATTGTGAAGAACCTGCTGGTAACAAAAAGTTTTATCCCGTTAGTCTTCTTCAAGCAATATATGATGCTAGAACTGGTATTAGACTTGATAGAGTTCTTGCTAGTATTAATAGTATCTGGCTTCCTTATGCTGGTAGTTTTGGAGCTACTATGTTGCAAGTTCCTTTGAAACATAGACGTAATGGTCTTATTGTAACATATAAGGATTTGCTCGGTGTTATTAATACTGTTAGATATAAAAATATAGCTTCAAGTATTAATGATGAACAATGGTCTAATCAATCTAATTGGGAAGGTTGGACTTTTGATAATGCTATTGAAGATTTAGCTGATGCGTTGAATGTTATCTTTAGTGATATTGATTCTTATCCTACATTTAAACAATATTTGAATGATACACTTAATCAACTTATTATTGAATATGTAGATAAAGAAGAAGTTAAACAAACTTTTGCTAATGTTCTTACCGAACAAATCAAAGCTATCGCTAAAGAACAAACTGAAAATGTTTGGCATAATGTTACTAATTATCAAGAATTAACTGATACAATTCGTGAGGCTTGTCAAGATGCTGCTACTAATATATTTGATAATCTTGATAGTCATACTGTACTACGAAATTTGATATTAGACCATGTAGAAACATTAATGACAGATAAAGTTATAGAAGCTACTAATGAATTGTTTGCTAATCTTGATGCTTATGGTAATGTTGCTGAAGTAGTCAAAGCTGCTGTTGATAATAAGATTCATGATGTATTTTATAATGTACTTAATTATAAAGATGTAGCTGACATAATCCGTTCGGAGTGGCAAGCCAAATTAGGCACATTAGAGACCGATGACGGCATTTGTGAACTTATTGATACATTAGTACATGACTATATGGTCGAAGTGCTTGGTGAGCCGGAAAAGTACCAAAAAGTAGGTATTTGGTTCTCGAAATATGTTTCGCAAGCGGTAAATCAAGTATTCAATAATGTTACTAAATATGCTGAAGTTGTTGGTACTATTGAACAAGATATTCATGATAAAGTTAAATTAGAACTTGATAATATTAAAGAACATACAGCTCTACTTGATGTTATTGCTAAAGCTGTTCAACAAGAAGTATGTGATACTTTCAAATTAATTAATGACAAAGATGGTTTAGGTTATTGGCTTGGTGATAAGATTAAAGAAGGTGTTAGAGATATATTTAATAATCTTAATGATTATCCTGATTTTAAATTAATATTTACAGAGTGTATTGAAAACAAACTTCAGGATGTAGTTAAGAATATTGAAAATTATCCTGCTATTCATTATTTACTTCATCAAGTAGCTAGAGCTTCTAGAACTAAGATTGTAAGTTTTAAATCTAATAATACTTATTATGTTGATAATTTTAAAGCTTTAGTTGGTCAAGCTGTTGGCAGCCTCCCCGTAGAAGGAGTATTTGATGACGGTCATTCTATTGGAGATGTTGCAATCGTTGAATGTAAAGTACATGATAATACTAATCTTGATAATCCTTTAAATGGTTATTTGATTGGTACTATTATGAAAACTTATGATGAAGGTGAAATCACTATTTTTGTTGAAACTGCTATTGTTAATCCTTATGATGTTAGAATTTACAATTTAATTAATGGTCTTGGTTTTAATAAGAATGGTACTTTTAGTTCATTTACTGAAGAACTTATTAAGAATTGTAAGACTAGTAAAGAAGTAATCAGTGCTATTATTGCTGAAGCTGATAGAATTAATAAAGTTATTGAACAACAAAGAATTGATTTTGAAGAGCATGTTAAAGCAGCTGATGAAAAATATCTTCATAAAGATGATATAGGCAAGGCTGGGTCAGTTCCTTCTACGGGGGATGATAATTATGTTCATGATGAATTTATCAATCCTAAATATAATAATGTAGAATATGGAAAATATGTAGATGAAGATTGTTTTATTGATGATATTAATAATGATAAACTTCGTCCTATGCCAGATAAAATTTATGTAGATATTGAAACTGCTCTTGAATATTATTGGGATGGAAAGTATAAACCACTAAATGTACCAATTAAAATTGGTGATGGTCATGGTCAAGCTTTTGAAGGTTGGCGTGGTAAACATCTTGAAAATGTCGCGTTAAGTCTTCCTAAGAATATTGTTACTGATATAGAACAAGCTAAACGCTTTGAAGGTTTTGTTCAAATTAAATATCGTTCTCGCACGAAGACTGACCATCAAACTTATAGCGACCCCTTTGATAGGGCTATTGATTTATTTCCAGCAACAGAACAATTAGCTGGTGTATTAACTCCTTATGATAAATATAAACTTAATCATTTTGGCGAATTTATTTTCGATTTTATAAAAAATCATCCTGAAGAAGTTTTAGATGCTATTACTCCTAAAGGTTATCAATTTGTTGTCGTCAAGGTTAGTGATATAGATACTCATAAAGTTACTATACCTGATGGTTGGGATACTGTTAAAGTATTTGATGGAGATAAAACTCCTAGCATTTGGGAAGACCCCGATAAATATGCTAGAGTTGTTTTAGGTGTTGACCCTAATGCAACAGAAAATGATATTTATTTAAATGGACGTGAGACTATTGAAGTTCCTGATGGATATAGTCCTGTTCTAGTTAAACAACATTAATTTAATTTTAAAGTTTTTCTTTATGGAAAGAAAACAATTATTTCGACTTGGCAATTCAATGATTGCCTTGTTCCCGAAAGATGCGTTGAAAGTCTTTGAGATTGACTTTGCAACTCTTTGGGCTTCTGCTAGTGCAGACCAATGGGCTGGTAGTGAACTTAACACACAGCTTTCTGCTGCTGTTAATGACAGTGCTTATTTGTCTGACAATGGTGCTCTGTTAATGGTTATGAGTCATATTCAGTCTGCTGAAAAGATTACTGATGCAGTAGTTCGTTGGGCAGTTCCTGGCGATGGTTTCATTACTGTTAAGACTTTGACTGTTGTTGATAATAATGCTTCTCTTGTTGAAAAGAAGATTAGCAACAGCGAAGCTATAGCTTCTGAAGGTGTATTGACAGGTTACGTTAAAGCTGATGCTTATTCTGCTTTGATTCCTACTGATACATTTAATCAAGCTTATGGTAAACTTGAAGCTGGTCTTAATGCTTTGCAGGATGTTATCTTTAAGCAGTATCTTGAAGTTAATCTTCGTTCTAATGTAAATCTGTTTGAAGCTAATGTTTCTACTAAGCCTGTATTAACTATTTCAGTTAAGTTTAATGGTAAAGAAGTAACTCCTTCTACTCTTAGCTTGAAGAAAGCTGGTACGGAAGTTCTTAATACTCCTGAATCTAAGTCTTATACTGATACTACTGGTGTTTTGACTACGACTACTTATGAAGTAACTATTAGTTATCAGGGTGTTACTAAGTCTGCTTCTGTTACAGTTCGTAGCTATTATGCTATGTACTTTGGTGGTAATCCTAATACTACACTTACTCAGGAACAAATTCTTGATTTGAATAAGCAAACTATTAAGGCATCTGCTGCTGGTAATTATTCTATCACACTTAACAAAGCTGATTATGGTTGGTATTGTGTTCCGACTGAATTTACTATCAATAAGATGACTTCTTCTGGTTTCGATGTTCCATTGGAAGCTCCGGTTACTGTTGCAGTTAATGGTCATAATTATAAGTGTTATCGTACTTCTCAGGCTCTTGCTGCTGGTAAAATGAATGTAGTAATTTCTTAAAATATAGGAGGAAATAGACTTATGATTAACATTTATAATGCTCTTTGGGCTGCAACTGTTGAAGGTAAAATTGCATTTGCAGAGCAAATTTATGATAATGAAGTTAGTAAGTTTCAATCAGAAATCAACAAATTAGTTGTTGGTACTGGTGAACCTGGTGAAGAATCTCTTCCTGACCAAATTGCTGCTCTTGAAGAAAAGATTGATAATCATATTGCTGAAAAAAATCAGCCTAATGGTTATGCTGGTCTTGATGAGAATGGTAAAATTGACCCGTCTCTTGTAGATGGTGTTGTTGGTCACGTTCTTGGTCTTGAGCAATTTGTAGCTTCTACAGCTCTGCCTGCAGCTAGTGCTGATACTGTTGGTAAATATTATTTCGTAACTAATACGAATAAGATTGCTGAAGGTGTAGGTAATGGTGCTGATGTTCCTTATGCTTGGGAATATATTGACCCGCAAAGTCAAGTTTTATATAACCGTCGTGGTGCTGACGAAAAAGGTCATGCTAATACTTTGTATCGTTGGGATGGTGCAGCTATGGCGGCTGTTTCTGACCCGATTGCCATTGGCACTGTAACCGGTACGGCTTATGATGGTGCACAAGGTCAAGCTAACCGTGATGCTATTAATAGTTTACCTGCTAATTTGGTAGTTAAATTTGGAACTATTACGGCTGCTGCTAATGGTATTACTATCGCTTATAAAGATGCTGCTAAGGTTGAATCTTCTATGAATTTTTCTGCTGTCGCAGATAAGACTTTAAAGTTGCCTAATGCTGTAGCTAAAGTAGGTGATGGCTCTACTACTTCAGGTGCTGCCGGTCTTATGTCTCCGACTGACAAAGCTAATTTGGATGCTTTGGTTCAAATGGCTGGTGGTACACCTGATACAGGCGATGGTACTGGTACTCCTATTACACCTGATACTGCTGATTACTTGAAGAAGTCTAATGCTGGCATTGGTGTTGTTAAGGAATATACTAAAGCTAGTGCTAAGAAAGCTATCGTAGCTAGTGATTCTATCGCTGTTGCTCTTGGTAAATTGGAATATGGTATTGATAATATCTTTGGTGGAACTGGTGAAGAAGGTTCAACTGGTGGAGATATTGTAATTCCTGATATTCCTGATGCTGATGGTACTGAAATTCCTGTAATTGATGAACCGACAGACGATACTATTGGCTCTGATATTACTGCTGAACAGTTACCTGAAAGTGGTGATGACCTGAAGACTATTATCAAGAAACAATCACAGTTGATTGAATTGTTGAACAAGAAGATTCAGCTGTTAAATAAATTGGTACAGCCTGCTGGTTATCAATTGGTTTATGTTGAAGCTGATGCTCAGCCTTAATATATATTTTGCCTTAAGTTTTTAAATTAGTCTAGCAATGGCAACATTGCTGTTGCTAGACTTTTTTGTTTAAATAATTAAGATATGGATATAAAACAATTAATAACAGGTAATCCTAAAACTGGATTTTATCCTGTAACCCAAGATACAATTACAGTTATTGAATTAAATAAGTCTATAATGAGTCTTACAAATGAAAGTAGTAGTGAAGAAATCATTGCTGCTTTTGATAATCTTGAATCTTTTCAAGCACTTATCGCTGAAGTACGTAATCCTCAAAATATTTATTCTGGTATTCTTGTTAATGAAACTTCAGAAGATAAACGAGTAGGTAAATACGAAGCTACAATTATTGCTAATACTGATGCTGAAACTCTTCATGTAAGATGGGTTGAAAATGATAAAATTGTTACTTTAAGTATTACTAATACAGATGGAACTATGAGCTGTATTAGAAATGAAAATAATGTTGGAGGCGGAAGTGGAGACGAAACAAATATTCTTGATGATACATTTATAACATTAATTTCTAATATAGCATCTGCGTCAAAGTCTGATATATTTAATTATACATTAACTGAAGAAGAATATAATTATATTATTAATTGTATTGGTAAGAAAAATATTTTACCTAGTGATGGAGTATATCACATGTTTACTAATGTTGAAATTAATAAAATAAATTATGAAAATATTAAAGGTATTATTATTAAATTTATAGATACTCCTACTGAAAATGCTATGTATTCTTCTAGCGTATTTATAGCTATAAATACAAATAAAGAAGTTGAAGTATTTATATATAATATAACAGGATATAGTATTGATGAAAATAAAATAAATATTCCATCAAATTATATTAATTGTTCAAAAGGGTCAGCTCCTAAAATAGATACTACTACTAGGACATCATTTGCATTATATAAAGTACTTTCTGAATCTGAATATACTGCTCTTGGTGATACTCCTCTTACTGATAATGTTCTTTATTTTGTTATTCCTAACTATTAAACAAAATACTGGTATTACTATTTGTGGTATTCTTGGTTTTACTCAAATTAAAATGACTGAAATGAAGATTGCTGTTGATTGTAATACTATTAAATTAGGTTATTAACTTTTAAAACTTTAAGATATGTTTCAAATAATTGTTGGTTGTGTGATTGCAAATGTTGTAACAATTTTGATTATTGGTGGTGTTCTTTATTATATTTATAAAAAAAACGAAACTAAAATCAAAGAACTGAATGATAAAATAGATACTAAAGTTGATGAAGTAAAAGACAAAGTCAATACTGTCATGGAAACTATAGAATCTATTAAAGAAACTATTGATAAGTTGTCTTTTAATGGATAAGTTATGATTAAATATAATGGAAAAGATATTATACCTCGACTTAATGGCAAAGAATTAAGCCGAGTTATGTATAATGGAAAACAAATATATCCTAATATTGTTACTACTGATTTTTTGGAAGGAATTGATGATTTTACAGAAAGTCCTTATTACTATATTAATAATATAACAAATTAGGATATAAATTACGATAATACTTATGCAAATTATGCTGTAAATACAGGTATAGAACCTATAAATGTATATGGTAAATTAATATAATTATGCGTATATTTAAAGTCCGTGCTGCAAAAACTAAATATAATTATTACACTATCAATTCTGATATTGAAGGTGCAAATGTTATATTTGACGGAGAGCAAATAGGAGTTATTGAAAATGGTAAGTTTGTATGTAAGATTGAAGAAAAGACTGATATAGGATTTCATACTGTTAAAGTTGAAAATGGTACTTTAGTAAATAAAGATACTATTTATTACTTATCTGCAAAGACAACTTTAACTATTCCTGCTGCCGGAGGTCGATATAATTTTAATACTGATAATATTAATAGTACTAAAGTAACATATACTCCTAGTTATCCTGCTCAAACTACAATCAAAGCTAATACAGCTGTTGATTTGAATACTGTTCAAATTCCTGCAAATTCTAATGTTGGATTTACTCCAACTTATTATGATATTGCTAAAAATAATACTCTTACTGCAAAAAATCATAATGTTGAATTAATACAAGATGAATCAGGTAAGAAAGTTATTGTTACTATTAAACAAGATGCTAATGTTAATGTAAATTATACAGTTAACTCTGATATTGAAGGTGCTGAAGTTCAATTCTCTATTAACAATAGTGATTTCACCCCTGTAGGAAACATCACTAGTGGAACATTGAACTTTAATATTCTCAAAACAGATACTGCTTCTACTGTTTATATTAAACTTGTTGGTGGTACTCTTCCTGAAACAAAAGAAACTTATATATTTGAAGCTGAAAATATTGATATATCAGCTGAAGCATGGAGTGGTAAACCTACTATTACAAGTAGTAAAGGTATGACTACTTATTCAACGCCCGCTGTTAAGACATTAAATAATAATGTAACAACTACTACAATTAATGCTATTTCTAATCAGCAAGATGGAGTAGCTGTTGGATATACTCCGAATGATGCTATTAATATTGAAGAAAATAAGACTACTAACGCTAAACAATATACTTATGATTATACTCAGAATGAATCTGGTAAGACATTAAGAATAACAATTCAACAAGCTGCTGGAGTACAATATCAATATACAGTTAAATATAATGTTCCTAATTCAACTGTTCTTGCTGATGGAGAAAATGTTGGTACTATAAGTAATGGTAGTTGTACATTTGTTAAATGGAATAGTGGAGCGAAGGATTCTTATGCTATATCCTTTACAGGGGGACAAATGCCTGCTTCGCCTGCTACAACTTATGCTTTTAGTGTTAGTCCTACATCTCTTTCATTTGGAGATAAAGGTGAAACTAAATCAGTAACTGTTACTTCTACTAAGACTGTTTATACAAATGTTCATGTTACTGGTACTGTAAGTAAAGGTCAAACTGTTAATTTACAATATAAGACTAATAATCAAGTAACTAATTCTACTTATACAAGAAGTAATTCTGGTACAGGATTAAGTGGAAGTGGAACTAATATTACATTTGCTGCTAATCCTGATAAAGTTCAACGTAGTGGTAGTGTAACATTTACTCAAGCTGAATCTAATAAGACTGCTACAGTAAATTGTACTCAAGCTGCTAAAGTTGCTTATGCTTATACCATAAATAGTAATTGTGAAGACGGTACTGTTTATTTCAATAATGTTGTTAAAGGAACTATTTCTGATGGTACATTATCATTTGAAGATGATGCTGCAAGTGGAACTGTAAGAATTAGTGGAGGTGTACCAAGTAATTCATTTGTTCAGACAGATACTGAATATGATAGTGATACAGATTATGAAGGTAATACTGATTCTGAAACTGAATATAATTTTAGTGTTCAAAGCAGTATAACTTTACCTTACAATTCAGGTTCAACAACTATTGATGTTGTATGTAATACAGGAACTAGAAATAGGTCTATGAGTAGAAGTAGAGCTATGAGTAGAAATCGTGCTGTATATACAAATTATAATTATTCTACTCCTTCTAATCAAACTGCTTATGGAGATGGTGCTGCTATAACAATGAATTATACTTTAAGTACATCTACAAGTTATGGTTCATGGAGTTCATGGTCTTATGGTTCATGGAGTTCATGGTCTTATGGTTCATGGAGTTCATGGAGTTATAGTAGAAAAACTCCTAATGTACCTCATGGAACTGGTTCTGGAACTATTAGTAATAAAGGATATATATTTACTCCTACATCTACTACTTGTGGTAGTGGTTCTACTTCTGGATATAAAGTTAAAATAGATTATCCTGAAACAGAATATACATCACAAACTAATGATGGATATCAAAATATGAATCATCCTGATGATAGTAGTTATAGTGATAGTATTACTGTATATAGACAAGCTGCTCCTATCGAATATGTATTTAAATTTAGTGGTTCTTTAGGAACTCATAGTGCGAATGAAACTACTAATAGAAATAATTTAACTGAATGTGGTGGTAGTTGTAGGCTTATAAGTTATAAAAAAGTTGGTAATACATATACTCAATTAAGTGTATCATTTGCTTCAGGAGGACAACCAAGTCAAGTATATGATTATTGGGCTTATGGTGATGCAGGTAGCGAAACAAATACAGGATGGGATTTTGCTATAAGTTGTAAACAATCTCCTTATATGTCTAGTTCTTCAAATAGTAGAAGTTATACAGTTACTATGCAACAAAAAGAATCAGGAAAAACTGCTAGTATTACTATAAAACAATCTGATTATCGTTTAAATATTGGTGGTAAAACTACTGATACTTATAATCTTGATTGGAATTCTTATAGTAAAAATACTAATATTGGATATAAATATCCTACTTGTCAAAGCGGAGGAGATAATGCTAATTGGCCTACATGGATTGCTGATTCTCAAACTAGTTGGTTAGGTATGAATAATGGTCAAACTACATTTACAGGTAAGAATGGTGATATTTTATATTGTAAAGCACTTTCTGATAATAAATCATTTAGTTCAAGAACTGGAAGTTTTACAATTGGCATTCAAGGTAAAACTGCTCAACTTAGTCCTGGTACATATACATTTAATGTTACTCAAAAAGCAGCTCCAAATGAATTTACTATTGATTTAAGTGCTTATTCTGGTAATGATGTTGTTATTAGTAGAAGTAATGTAACAAGTGTAACAAGTTCTAGTACTACTGAAACTATTCCTGTTGTAGTAGCTTCAAGTGCTACTAAAATTGATGGAGTTTTAACTACAAATAATTCAAATGCATTTGCTGCTCCATTTACAGCATATACTAGTCAGTCATTTAAAGTATGGGTAAGAAGTGGAACAGGTGGAAGTTTTAAATTAGCTAAAACTGTTACTGTTTCTCCTGGAGGTACTTGTTAAATTTATAATTATGGAATTAGCAATAACTAAATTTATAGACTTATTATTTGAAAACTTTGATTTATGTTTTATGTTAATAGTGAACATAATAACATATTTTGTTATCAAAGTTATTGATACTATGAACGGAAATAAACCTGTTTCTGTTCTTGTTAAGAGATTATCTCTTGTTATTGTTGCTATTGTAATTACTATTTGTTATGGTATTGCAGGTGAATTTAATAATCAATTAATCAATAGCGTTGTACTTGCACCTGTTGCTTATAGTTGGATTTTTAGACCTATACTAATGAAACTTGGTATTGGTTATAAACAACTTGATGGTTATTTATTAATGAAAGACTGTGATACTGAAGAAAGTGAATAGACTATTTATGAAACTCTTTGTCGGCAATGATATTTTTATTATTATCGCCGACGAGTAAAAATCAAAAGTTATATTTATATGAACAAATTAAATCTTATTTGTAATAATCTTTTAGCTAAAGGAGTTCTTGATGCTCAACTTAGTGCATTACTTATTGAGTTTAATAAAGAATATACAACTGCTTTGGCTAATGCTTCTAAAGTTCCTGCTCTTGAACAACGTATTGAGGAACTTGAAGCTTTGACTATGATTCTTCGTAGAAGTTCCCCTGTAGAGGAACAATCATCTAAACCTACTCAACCTGATAAAGAAAACAATGACGAACAAGATAAAGCTATTGCTGATAACACCGATAAAGCTACTGCTGGTGAAACTGAAGTATAACTTTTAAATTAGTTTAATTTATGGATACTATTAATGGTGTTCAACCAAATGCAGATTGGATGCAGCAATTTGCTAATCCTGATGCTAATGGGAATAATGTAAATTGTTGTTGTAGTGTTCCTGCTACTCCTGTTTATCCTATTTGTCCTGATGATTCAGAGATGGATAGCGATACAATGAAACAGCAAATGGAATATGCAATTCGAGAACTTGAACGTATTATCAATGGTCTTGATTTGCCTGCTACAATTAAATATCAAATTCTTCATTTAGCAACTCATAATCTTCGTGTTTGTATGAACTTACTTAAATTGATTCAGAAGAATGCTTCTGATATTGCTGTTCTTAATGAACAGATAACAAATGCAAATACTAACATTCAGAAGAATGTTAATGATATTGCAACTTTGTCTGGTCGTATTAGTGCTAACGAGACTAATATTGCCAATCTTGAGACTAAACATAATAACCAGCAAACTCAAATTAATGAGAATGCTACGGCTATTAATGAACTTCGTGCTCATAAAGTTTCTCGTTGTGAGTTTGATAAACTCGGTCATGTTGTTTACAATCATGGTTTGCAGATTAATAATTTGGAGACGCAGGTTGTTAATAATAAGACTGCTGTAGACCAAACTATTTCTCAGCTGACTGTACGTGTTACTTCTGTTGAAGGAACTACTAACGATGCAATCGCTAAAGTTAATGAACTTATAGCTGTTGTAACTCCAGCTAAGATTGAAGCTATTGAGAATGGTATTAAGGAAAATGCTGCTTCTATTGAAACTTTGAAGTCTTCTTATGTTGAACTTCGTGAAAAAGTTGGTAAGATTATTGATAAGGTTCAAGCACATGAAAATAGCATTACTAATGTTAAGTTAGATATTAATACCATTTCTGCTAAGGTAGTTTCTAACGAAGCTGGTGTTGAAGACAATCGTAAAAAAGTTGCTGCTTTGACTGCTGAAATTGAAACTTTGAAAGTTACGGATAATGTTCATGGTGCTGACATTGCAACTTTGAAGGTTCGTGCTGATAAGTTGGATGAAGCTGTTGTTGCTGCTGAATCTCATATCAACAAAGTAGATACTGGTTTATCTGCTGAAATTAATTCTATTATGGATAAACTTGCAGTAATGGAACCGAAGTTGAATGATGCCGATGCTCAACTCGTAACTTTGACTGAACATGTTGCAGGTCTTGAAGCTAAGATTAATGGTGTTGAAGGCGATAATGAATCTTTGACTGCTAAAGTTAATGAATTAACTAAGGCTGTTGATGAAAACAAAACTGCTATTAAAACTTTGAACGAAACTTGTGTTACTATTAATCAAGATATTGTAAATGGTTTCAACAATATTAATACTAATGTAGCTAACGGTTTCAACACTATCAATGGTGGTATTAACAATGAGATTCGTCCTGCTATTAATGCTAATACGCAGGCTATTGCTCAGCATACTACTCAGATTGGTGATTTGCAGGCTAAGGATGTTCAATATGGTCAAGAATTGAGTAAGACTAATACAACTGTTGCTGGTTATGCTACTCGTATTTCTTCTGTAGAACAGACTGCTGCTACTCAGAATGAAACTATTGGTACTATGCAGGAATCTATTAATACTATGGATGCTTCTGTTAAACAAGCTCAGTCTGATATTCTTGGACATACGCAGCAAATCAATAGTCTTGATGGTCGCGTAACTGCTCTTGAAACTCCTGGTGATTAAAATTGTTCAACTATGGCTCTAACTGTTGCCGATTTAGATAGACTAGCTAAGCAAGTTGCTGATGACAAAGTTAGAGCCGCTAATACTGGTAGTTCGGATAAATTATCTTATATTCAATATAATGATGATGGAACTCCGAACTACCGTAATACTTTAATAGCGGTTCTAGCTACTACAGCTGCGATTAGTGAATTAAATAAATGTCGCATTCTTGCTCTTTATGATAATAGTGGCAGTGGTGGAATTGATAATTTGATTCAACAAATTGCTTCTATTAATAATACAATTAATGATATACAAGGTCAGATTAATACATTAGAAACCCAGATAGATAGTGTTGGAGATATAACTAATGAAGTTAATAGTCTTAAAACACAACTATCTGGGCTTCAAAGTTTATATAATACTCTTAATAATACTGTTACTGAATTAAATAATGAAGTTGCTAATTTAAAAATAACTGTTGAAAGTATTAATCTTGATGATATATCTGATAGAGTATCTGCTAATGAACAAAGTATAAAAGATATTAATAATAAAGTTACTGATATTGATAATAGACTTAAACAAGTAGAGACTGGAGGTGATACACCTTCTACGGGGAGTCTAGAGCAAAGAGTTCAAGACCTTGAAGATTCTATTACAACTATTGATAATAAACTTACTCAATATGATGAAACGATACAACAAGTTAATTATAATGTTACACAGGCTATTCAAACAGCCAGCAACACTCAATCTGCTGTTAATAATTTATCTAGTACTGTTAGTAGTCATACTGATGCTATAAGTACAATCCAAGCTGATATCCGTGGAATTAATTCTGAGATTGAAAATATTAAATCTCAAATTAGTAGTTTAACTCCAGGTGGTACCGTTGATTTAAGTGATTATGTTACTAAGACAGAAATGACTAATCAAGTAACTAGTCTTGTTGCTAGTTTACGAGGTGCTACCATTTATAATGTCCATATTATTGGTTGGCATAATGATGCTAATAATGAATTTAGTAAAGAAAACTATCCTGATGCTAATAATGAAGTTGAGTATTTTGAACAATATGGTATGATTGCTGCTAAAGAAATTACAAGTAAGACTCAACTTCTTGGATTAACTGCTGATGCTGCTACAGTTGCTACTTGGATTTCTGATATTATGTATGTTGAAACTATTGAAGAAGTTTGGGAAATGATGGAAGCTCATAGTACATTATGTTCTCTTGGCTATGCTAAACCCAAAGCTCTTCATTATGGTTTTGATGGTACAACTATTACTATGGATACATATTGGAACTTTGATAAAGGTTGTATTATTAGATGTAAAATTAGTAATAGTGGTGTTTCTTTTGAAGAACTAATTGATTTTAAATCTGTACTTGATAGACTAACTAGTCTTGAATCTAAAGTTAGTTCTATGCAATCAAGTATTAGTTCTAATACTAGTCGAATTAGTAGTCTTGAATCTAGAGTTAGTAAATTAGAATAATATGAGTAGTCTTAATCAACTTATTAGTGAACTAGCTCATGCAGTTGGACAAGTAAACAACATACCTCTTCGTAGACATCTTCGTCAAGCAATTATTCATCATCGTAATGAACTTGTTCGTCAAAGTTTTAATCGTCATAATTATATTGATAAACAACTTTGGCAAAGATATAAAATTAGTCTTATAGATGTTCCTGAATCTGATGTTGTTGGTGTTGAATTTGGTAATAAAGTTAAACGAAGTGAGCGAAATATTCTTAAACCTGTACGGTTTACTGATAATCTTCCTCTTAAGTCTGTGCGTACTCTTGGAAGTAGACCGATTGAAATTGCCCATGTTAAACAAGCTGGTGGACAATTTTATAAGAGTCTGCCTGGCATGTGTGCTATGCCTGTGTATGACCTTATTAATTATTATCTGTATATCAATTATACAAATTCTCGTACTGATTTAGCACAAATTAATCAAGTTGTTATTGAAGCTCCATTTGAATATCCTCATCTAGTTCCTGAAGAAACTACTGAAGGTCAAATTGAAGTTCCTGTTGATGATAATGACGAGTTCTTATTGCCAGAGGATATGATTCCACAATTAAAAGAACTTGTTCTTAAACGTGGTATTATTAATATTCCTCATGAAACAAATGAAAGTCCAAAAGATAATATTGTTAATGGTTAAACTATAAATACAATGAAAGGTCAAAGTGAAAAATCTCTTAGAGATTATTATGAAACATATAAAGCCAAAGCATCTGGTGATGTTTTATATTTTGCTAGTAAAGTTCGTACTTATAATATAAAACGTCATAGTTATAGACAAATTATAAGTGCTAATATTCTTAAGTATAAAGAACTTGGTATTAAACTTGTAGATTATCCTTTTGAATATGGAATGGGTATTTACAAAGATGGTAAACTTAATAAAGCTGCTGTTAAACTATTAGACAAAGTTACAACTAACGAAGATAAAAAGCTAGTTAATGATTTAATTCTTTATACTAATATTATTAAACTTCTCCATGATACTAAGATTCTACTAGAAGAAACTGAAAATCGTGATAAACTTACTTATGATGAATATTCTGATTATGTTCTTAAATATTATGGAGAAGTTACTAAACAACTTTTTGAAGGTTATGGTTATAATATGAACTATCATATTGGAATGCTTTTCTATGAAAGAGTTGATTTACCTGAAAAAGAACGTAAAGTTCTAGATTATGCTGCTACTAATAAAGCTAAAGCAAAACTTATTGCTGAAGGTAAAAAACCTTATGAAAAGAAAATGGCTGATTTATATGCTGCTCGTGGTTTAAGATATGATGGTGTTCCTTATGCTGTTTATAGAACTAAAGATACATTTTGTTATAAATGGCATTTTGTTAATAGTATATTTCTTGATAAACTTGGAATGGAATTTACTATGAGAAATTATACTCTTCCTGTTCATTATAAAATTGGTGATACAACAATGGAAGGTATTGCTAAATATTATAATAATGATTATAATAAAATTGTTTATTCCGCTCTAGGTCTTCAACAAAAAGCTAATATACTTCTTAATATTGATAAAACTAGATATACTAAGTTTATTAGATTTAATAATAGAGGAATTAATAGAAAAGCTAAAGGTACTTTTATATTTAGAAATTATGATGATTATATTAAGCATCTTGAAGGATAAGCTCGGCTTCGCCTCGCGACTCCCCGTAGAGGAAGTGATGTATCCCCAATATATTATTAATTAAAATAATTTTGTTATTATGAATACACTTGATATATTTGAAAAACATAGATATGCTAGAATAGCATACAATCCGTTATATAAATATAGTGTTAATATAGGTCTTGGTTTTCCAGAAGAATATTATCCTCATAATGAAGAAAGTATTCTTGATGGAACTAATTTTATTGGTATAAAACAATTAGGTTATTTGAGAGCTTATAGAGATTTTTATATAGATAAAATAATAAATAAAACAACAGATAATGAAACTAAAGAATTTATTTATAAACTTATTAATGATAATACTGGTATATTAAATTGGACTTATTTAGACGAATCATATTATAAATTTGATATTGATAGAATATTAACTAATCTTTCTAATAGACGTATTATTAGAAGAACTAATAAGAAAAATATAATATTGTTAGCTAGTTATTTTTCTAATGATAATTATTATATTGAAAATGCTGCTGAATTTAGAAGATTATATGATTATGATTATATATTTAGAAATAATATTACATATAGAGAACGTAATAAATTTAATAAAATGCTTAATTCTTTAAATCATAGTCATATTACAGAATTATTTGATGATATAGATTACTATAGTTATTATAAAAGACATAATTTTATTTATAAAGATTATGGCAAATAATAAAACTACAACAATAGAACGTATCATTGCTAAAGTAGATAATGATTTCAATCCTGATAATAGTGATTGGATTCCTAGAGTATCTGCTTGGGTTTATGATGCTTTGAACCAACTTAAATGTCTTCGTAAACAATATAAATGTAGAAGACTAGAGGTTCATAATCGAATTGCTATTAGTCCTTGTTGTCCTGACGATAGTGTTCGAGTATTTGATAAATATGGTTGTGAGATTAAAATGATGAATGATGCTAGATGTGGTGCTAATTGTGATGAAGGTAGGTGTGGCTCCAATACTTCTCCTATGGGGGGTCTGAATGTTGGTTATGGTTGCTATGACCATCATCATGGATGCGACCCTTGTGAACCTCATCCTCATCCACATTTTGATGATTGTGGTTTTGAAATTGATATACATAATCATCACGACCATTGTCATGTTGCTGAATCTCATACAAGAGAAGTTGTTAATACTCATTTATTTCCTGATAAAGTACTTAATTGGACTGAACATACTGGTAGTTATGATTATAGGTGTATGCATAAAATGCACGAAGTTCATTTAAGAGATTTACAAAGTTATGGACGTAATAGAAATTTTGTAGTTAGTGGAAATAATATTGAACTTAATTTTGATACAGATTATATAGTTGTTGCAATACTACAAGTTGAAACTGAATTTAGTGAATACTTTGGAAGTGAAGTTCCAAAAATTCCTGATAATGGTTTACTTATAGAAGCTATTACTGATTATGTAATGTATAGAATGCTAACTCGTGGTTATAAACATCCTGTTATGAGTTTAACTGCTGCAAGTGAAGCTCTTAATCCTTATGTAAGATGGAAAGTTAATCTTGAAAAAGTTAAACGTAGTGTTACACTTGATGCACAACTTCCAACTGATGATGATTTAATGCGTAGTGCTTTTTATCTATTTACATTTAATCCAAAATAAGATATGAGTGAAGTTCCTAAAACTCTAAATCTTAATAAACATCCTGCTTTAGTTCCTAATTATAGTCTTATTCAAGCTAAGAATATAAAACTTAGTAATGATTTGACTAGATTAACAAATGAAGAAGGAATTAGACAAAATGAACATATTAAAGAAGCTATAACTAATGTTTATGGTGGAACAGGATGGTATATTGTTGGAGTTATTCCAACTTCTACTGAATTAGTAATATTTACTGTTAGTCCTAATCCAGTTAATAATCAATTTGATGGTAAAATATTCAGATATAACGAAGATGTTGAATATGGTACTAGTACATTAAATGATAGTAAAGTAAATAATTGTATTCTTGTTTCTGACCAATGGAAATGGCATGGCGGTAAACTTAAAGGTGATTATACTTATAATATTAATCAACATCTTATTGTACAATTAGCTGAAGACCCTTATGATAAAGAAGAATTAAATTTTGTAGCTACTTATGAAAGTAATAAACAAGATATTAAAGTTCCTCTTAAAACATTTGATTTTGATGATTGGGATATTATATGTAATAAGCCTTTAGGAAAATGTATTGATAATCCAACTTTTACTGTTCAAGATTTTGTTGATGAACGTAAAGTTAATAATAGAAAATTAGAAAATGAAGATGATGGTACTGACATTAGTACTAGATTTGGTAATAGAGCTGATTGGGTTAATGCTGTTGTTCCACAAGTTCCTGTTTGTAATGTAACTTGGGGAGGACTTATTAATGGTAATGCTTTTAAAGGTATTTATACTTTCTTTATTAGATATAAGATTGATTGTTGGGGTAATTATACTCAATGGTATAGTATTGGTTTTCCTATTATATGTGATGATATAGAACGTAATGCTGTTAGTCGTTATAATTGGTATTATGATTATGGAGACCAAGATGATGAATCAGGACATGGTTATGGCTGTATAGATTTTTATAGTAGTAATAGAGAATTTTGTACTTATCTTCCTAAAATTAGATTTAAGTTTCAAGCTACTTGGGAAGTTCTTAATTTTCAAAAATATCAAATTGGTATTGTTATTAAACGAAACGATACTACTAAATGTTTTCGTAGTGATGATTTTGATAGATATCCTGAAACTAATGGTAATAACAAACTTGAAGAATATGAATATATTTTTAATAGAGAAAAACTAGTTGAAACTAGTCTTGAAGAATTAACTCTTGATAAATATAATTATTATAATGTTCGTAATACGATTAATTATCAAAATCGTAATTATATAAGTAATTATACTGAAACTAATTATAATATTAGTGAAAAAGAAATTGGTCTATTTGATGAAGGTTATAAGATTAATAAAATATTCAAACTTAAACTTTTTGCTTATGCTCCATATAGAAGACAAAATCCAAAAGAAAATGCTATAGACCTTAATAGTATTACTTATTTTCAAGATTATTGTATGGATGAGTTTTGTTATGATACTAATCTTATTCATGCAGCTGATGATGCTAAAGGTAAACGTAAACTTAGTAATGCTAAAAGTTGGGAAAAAGTAAAAGGTTATGATTATGGTACTTGGCATCGTATAATGGGTGGTTGGCTTCCTGGTAGTCATTTTGGAGTACCTCTTTATGAAGTTATTGGTACTGATAGAAATAAATTGATTAATGTTCCGGGTTATGGTGAAGATTATGCTTGGAAGTTTATTTTATTTCAAAGAGGAGGTCGTGATTCTTTTGCTTGGTGGAATAAAGATGATAGTAGATGTAGTATAGGTCATGTTAATGCTGATGGAAGTTTTCAAGAGTTAGGTACAGACCTTACTATTACATGGGATAATGGTGATAAATCTGTATATCTAGATGGTGGTTATAATTGGATGTCTGCTTATAGTCCATATCTTGATTATAAAGAATCATTTGCTAGTAGACTTACTCATAAAACTTTAGTTCCTGGTGAAGTTTATAGTTTTTATATTCATTTTGTTGATAAGTTTGGTCAAAGCACTTATGGTTTCCATATACCAAATCTTGATAGTGATTGGAATGGTATAGACCTTAATCAAACTCTTGAAACTTATTTTAATGGTAAAACTGAAGCTGGTATAACTGACCAACAACTTAAAGCTATTTATGCTGCTTATCGTAATAATCCTACTAAATGGAAAGATTATAAACTATATCAATTTATTAATAATGGAGGTGAGAATAGTAGTGGTCTTATAGGTTATAATCAAGTTCTTACAGCTGTTGGTAGTACAAATCTTAAATGGGGTTATTATGCTAATAATAGTGGACAGACTTTTCATAGAGTACCAATGTATAATATGGTAGCTGATGTTGGTTATGCTAATACACGTTCTCAATTTAGAGTATTTGGAGCTAATGTAGATGTAGACATGAATAATACTACAACTAGAGATTTTCTTCAAAGACTTAAAGATTTAGGTTATATTGGTTGGTATCTTAGTTATGAAAAAGCTGAACCTATGAGTCGTGTTGTAGGTTTTGCTAGTGAAACTGATGCTAGTGAAGATATTGATGACCATCCGACTAATCATGATTTGGATAATCTAGAAGATAAATTTAAAGGTGATTATGATGGACGTTGGACTTATTATCGAGGAAATAATAATATAGCTACCGGTGGTATATCTGATGAAAAAGATGTTCATAAAAATGTATTTGTATATAGTGAAGATTTAAATACAACATCTAGACTTAAAGTAGATTTTAATGCTATTAGTTTTAGATGGTCTATGTTTGATTATAGAGGTTTTTGGCAAGACCAAGGAACTAATAAAGTAGCTGAAGATAGAGCTAGTCTTAATCTTCCTGAAGTTATGTCTACAAAGAGATTTAAAGATGTAGACAAAATTATTTATCCTATTGAAGATTATGAAATATTAGTTGCTGATGCTCCAAATAATTTTAATAAAGGAACTAGACTTCGTGTTCGTAATCCGGGTGTATTTAATAAAGAAAATTATGAATATAATGCTATCGCTACTGTTTGGTCTTTAAATAATAATATTTATACTAATCCTAATAAAGAACTTGTTCGTATTAATAATATTCGTCTTATTGATGATAGAACAAATCTAAATGATGATAATATTTTTGGTGCTTATCCCGGATGTTGTACATATAATAGTACTATAGTATTTAGACGTACTGGTGCTAGATGGGACCCACAATGGACTACTGTTAAAGGTACTGACGGTTGTAGATATTATGCTCTTAATCAAGGTTCTTATAATGTTGTTAGTCCTCAACGTCTTGTTCAACATAGTTGTTATTTTCATAGATTTTTTGAAAGTAAACAAGAAAATAATAGACCTGATATTCAATATTTTATTCTTAATATTAATAATAAAGAACGTTTTGATGATGAAGAAGATACTAAACGAATAGCAGCTCTACCAAATGATTCTCTTATGTTTCATGGTGGTCCTAATGTTCTATTTCCTGGTAGACCTGTTATGCCTAATCAAACATTAGATATGTATCGTTATCAATTTCCTGATGAAGTTGTTTATGATAAATTACTTCTTGCTTATGACCCTAATAGACGTAATATTACTAAATATGATAAGACTATAAGACGTAGTGATGTTATTCAAGACGAATCTTATGTAAATGCTTGGCGAACTTATACTGCTAATAACTATAAAATTATTACTGAAAATAAAGGTAATATAGTTAATTTAGTTGGTATTGGTTTGTATCTTCTTGCTCATACTGAACATAGTATGTTTATGTTTGATAGAACAGCTGCTCTTCAAACTCAAAATCAAGATGTTCAACTCTTAACTCCTGATGCTTTTGATACACAATATAAAGAAGTTTATACAAGTGATAAAGGATTTGCTGGTATTCAAGATAGATTCGCTTACATTGTTGGAGAGTTTGGTTATGTCTTTTATAATAATGATTTTCATCGTATATTTAAGTTTGATGAAAAAGCTATTAACTACGTTGATGATAATATTTATCTTTGGTTAGAAAAAGAACTTCCAATTAAAGTTAGATTTGGTAATGATAAATATAATAATAGATTACTTGCTTGTTTTACTATTGATAGTGAACATTGGGAAACTCTAAGTTATAATACTCAAACCGGTACATATATTAGTGCTCATGATTATAAATTTGATTATGCTTATAACACTAAAGTTTATAATTATTATCAACATTTTATTCAAGCTACTAGTTTAAAACAATATACTTATGAAACTAATTATGGTAGATATGATAATAATCTAAATGATTTATATAATAAAACTAATGGTATTGATAGAAATTTATTCCTTCAAGTTCCTGAAGGTGGTGAAGTTCAAGCATCTTATATAGATGTTATTTTTAATGATATGTATGAAACTATTAAGTTCCTTGAATATATTAAATATAAAGTAAAACGAATTAATAATTATCTTAATAGATATGATTATGGTAATAATGTAGTTAATGACACATTCCCCGTAGAAGAAGAAACGTGGTCTAATGTAGCCTATGCTAATAGAAATGTACCTAATTATAGCGGCGATATTATTCGTATCTTTAATGAATATTGTGATACGTTTGATATAACTGTTGATATTACTAATGACCCTAATAGATATAATCGTTATAAACTTCCTTATTTTGAACTTGGTAATTGGAATTTTAATTATTTTAGAAATAATATTCCTGCTCATCCTGGCGAAATAAGTGATAAACTTAGACGAATTTATGGTAATCAAATTGTAGTTCGTTTTATATTTAAAAATACTCCTAACAAAAGAATTGAATTTGAAAATATTCAATGTATTGTTACTAAACAAAGAAATGTTATATGAATCAATATAGAGATAGACGTAAAGCATTTATTGGTGCTGTTGTTGGTGCTGGTCTTGGTGTAGCAAAAGGAATTGCTGGTATTGTTAGTAAAAAGAAACAAGCTGAAAAGCAACAGCAACAAGATTATGTTAATGCTGTTCTACAAAGTAAAGGTGGAATGGATGATGAAATTAATAATAATGAAGCTCTTCAAGAACAATTTGAAAGTAAATATGTTATGAAATGTGGTGGTCGTAAAAGAGCTTGCTATGGTAAAGCTAGTAAAATGGCTTGTGGTGGTAGAAAAAAAGCTGAGCTTGGAGCTTTAACTCCTCTTCAAGCTCCTAAAATTGATGTAAGTCCTACTAACAATATTGATAGTCTTAATAAAGATTTACAATCACAAATTGGTAATATTGGTAAAATGAATAGTTCTAGTACAGTCGCATCTCCTCTTCCTACGGGGGGTCAAGCTCAATCGAATTTTAGTACAATAGGAGATGTATCTAATACTGCTGGTAAAATAGAAGCTGGTCTTTCAGGTGTTATGAATTTGGCTGGAAGTATTGGTAATATGACAGGCAAATTTAAATGTGGTGGTCGTAAGAAAGGTTTAGCTGGTCTTAGTATGGGTATGCAAGCTGGTAATATGGTTGGTGAAATAGGTAAAGCATTTGTTAAAGGTCCACAGAAAACTGAAGTTGCTCAAACTAGTATTCGTAAACAAGGACTTACTAATTTAAATCAACTTGGTACTAATAATGTTCAAATGCCTACTAATAATATTGTAACTGCTAATACTAATAGTGCTGCACCTATTCCAACTCAACCGTTAGTCGGCGGTGCTGATTCATACATGAAGCGTTGCGGAGGCAAACAAGCCAAATTTGGCACTTCTCGTCGTCGCTGTGGACTTGGCGTGTCCATCTCGATTAATAGCAAAGCTAAGAAATAAATGGTCTTAAATCAAACGAGATGAGTTCACTTAGACTTCGTAAAAGACGTATTCCTAACATAGTAAGAGGAGGTCGAGCAATATCTCTAGATAATAATGGTGAATTGTATTATTTACAAGGTCGTAGTCATGCGCAAGGAGGTATTGATATAGGCGAAAATCCTAGAACTGGTATTGAAGCTGAAGGTGGTGAAATAGTACAAATGAAACCTAATGAATTAAGAGTACTTTCAGCTCAAGATTTTATTGGTGGTGGTGTTAGTCCAGCTAAACAAGTTTTAGCTGGAGCTGACCCAGATAAAGTATTTAATGAACAAGAAAGATTTAAAGATAGACATAGACTTAATGATGATGGCAGTAAATATAAAGAAGGCGGAAGTAGCGATAATCAAGATAGTTTAAATAATAAACCTGTTACAAATAAAGAACTTGCTTGGGATATTGTTAAATTATTAGACCCTACAGGTATTACTTCTTATAATGATGTTAAACGAGCTTTTAATGATTATAAAGATAATCCTATAGATTTACAATTATTTGGTAATTTATTATTTGAAACTGCTGGAGCTTTACCTGTTATTGGTAAAATTGGTAAGATTGGTAAATTACCTAGATTAATTACTAAATGGGGTAGAAGAGCTAAATTATTTAATAAAGCTCCTAAAGTTGCTGGAGATATAGATATGCTATATAATGATGGAGAAATTACTAAAGGTTTAGCATATAAAGCTGCTAGAAATAGTGGAGGTATTGATGGAATGGGATTTATTATAGGTTCTGCTATTGATGATAAACCTTATACAGGAATTTATAATAATAAAAGTAATAAAAACGTTTTACGTTTATCTATTTATGGAGACGAAACTGGATTTAGAAAAAGTAGAATTAAAGAATCTCTTATAGATACTAAAAATAATAATGTTATTGGAGACCTAAACAAATATTATTATCATAGTATGTATCCTTACGAAACTATTGATATACCAAAAAATAAAAAAGATGTTATTGATAATAATGTAGGAAATATAATTAGAATTAATGGAGATATGATTGAAACAAAAGAACCCATATTAGATTATAAAGATGCAAGTCTAGCTATTAAAAGTCCTAATAAAGCTAGACTTTTTGATGTTTGGGACCAATCTAATAGTGTTCTTGGTAGAGCTTTAGATTTTGCAACTAGACCTACAGATAAATATAATTCTGGTATTCCTACTTTTATTAATGAAATTCCTATAAGATATGTAGATAAAAATAATCAAAATAGTAAAACATTTAATGATATGATTATTCTAGATGATAATTTTAAAAATCAATTTAATCAAAAAAGAAATGGTGGTATGATTGCTACAATAAATGGAAATGTAAAAAACGGATTAATTACTACTCCACGTAAAAAATGTGGTGGACGTAGAAAAGCTGAAGGTGGTTTAACCACTACTACAGGTAGAAGAGGTACTTTAGCCAATGATACTTGGGAAACTAATGTTCTTTATTCTCCTGAACTTCTTGATTATTATAAAAATATAGATTTAACTCAAGACCATGCTAGGCAAGATGCTTATTTTGCTACTAAGAATACTGTAAATTTTGACCCAAGTGGGGATACTTATGATGTTAATAAAGCTGTATTGCCTTATCAACAATGGTTTGCTAGAGACGCTCAAGGTTTGTTTAATAACATTAATAATAATACTGTAGCTAGAGGTAATACAGGTAATTGGTTAGACAATCGTTGGAGTAATGCTACGGAACAATATCATACCGGTATAAATTTACCAAGAGATGTTATTGTTAAATATAATGAACAACTTAAAGCTAATAATAGATATATTGCTAATGACCTAGAAAATAATATGACTAAAGTATATGAAATGCCTGAACTTCTTAAAGCTCCTAATGTTCCACAACCTGTTAGACCTGATTTATCTCCTATTGGACGTAATTCATCTCCTATTGGACGTAATTCATCTCCTACGGGGGGTCAAGCTAAAACTCCTCAAAGTTCTACTCCCCGTAGAAGAATTAAATGGAATAATGACCTTACTTCTCTTGTAGTTAATGGACTTGGTTTTCTTGGAGCTTTTGGTGCTGATTTATGGGGAACTAATCTTCGTAGTTGGGAACCTTATCTTGAAGCTCCTGTTAAACTTAAAACTAATTGGAATATTAATCCTCAACTTGATAGAATTAGAGAATCTAGTCAAGAAGCTTATCGAGATATTGATGCTAATACAGCTTCTAGTAGTACAGCTTTAGCTCGTAAACAACGAGTTCGTAATCAAGCTCAATATACTGCTAATGAACAATGGGGTACTAAAGAAAATAAAGAAACTGAACTTATTAATAAAGATAAACTTAATAGACAAAGTGTTCGTAATCGTAATACTAATAGATTAAATTATTGGGCTGAATCTGATGCTAATATTGCTAATATGCGTAGACGTCTTCGTGGTGCTGCTTGGTCTAGTTTATTTGATAATCTTAATAAGACAGTTCAAGGTTATATTGGACGTAGAGACCAAAGACGTAGAGATGAAGCTATAGAACGTATGTTTAATAGAGCTTATCCTCATGGAGCTGCTATGGCTAGAAATATTCAAAGTCAAGAATCTAGCGGTGATGCAACAATTCCTAGTTTAGCTACTAATCCTATCGCTGTTGCTGGTAGATTAGCAACAAAAGCACTTGATGATGAAATTGTAGCAAAGACTAAGAAAAGATATGGTAGTAAAATTAAAAGAAAATAATTATGCCTTTTACAGTTGTTTATCCTGAATATACTCCTTCTATAGATTTAAATGCTGTAGAAAGAACATATAAAAGACTCGAAGATGCACATCAACAAACTATTAATAATTTAAGTACTTCTAAAGCTGCTATTGCTGCTCTTGATTTAAATAAAGATGAAGACCCTTGGCGTCAAGAACAAATAGCTAAACTTGATAATGCTATGTCTGATATGTATCTTTATGGTAATGCTTATGCTGCTGCTGATGAATTAAATAAAATGATTGGTGATATTGCTTCTGACCCCGGTATGATTGGTAGAGTTCGTGCTCAACAACAATATAAAACTTGGGAAACTAATCTTGATAAAAGTAATCTTAATGATAAACAAAAAGCTTATTTTAAAGTTATGAATAAATATCATTATGAAGATATTCGTGATGATTCAGGTAGAGTAATAGGTGGTACTGATTGGACACCTCAAGTTAATTATGTTAATAATGTAGATATTGGAGCTTTAATGGCTAGAGCAACTCAATTAGCTGCTGCAGATGCTAGCGGTAGTGATATTGTATATTATAAAGATGCTTCTGGAAGATGGACGACTAATGTTGATGCTTCTATTGATGGACTTCCTTATTATAAAGTTAATGGACAATATGAAGTTCTTAGTAAAGATAAAGTTAGATTAGCTTTAGATACTGTTATTAGAGGAACTCCTGGAGCTTTAGATAGTATTAATCAAAATTATGATATTGATAAATGGTATAATGATAAAGGAGATGCTAGTAGCAAAATGAATATTATAGGTAAAGATGGTAAATTACTTACTAGAAATCAATATATTGAAAGAATACTTGATGGATTTGCTAATATTGCTAGTTATAGTAAATCTATGACTACTATGACTCCTCTTGCTGGTATGAGTGTTGCAGCTATGAAAGAACATAATAAAAGAAAAGGTACTAATGGAGATTTTTCTAAAACTTTATTTGATACGTTTGGAGATATTGAAAATACTAAATTTAAAGGAAATACTCGCGAAGAGCCTGATGCTACTATTGAAGGTGTAGCTGCTACTCGTAATGCAGCTGTACAACAAATGGCTAATCTTGCTGCTAAATATGATATACAATGGAATGATAAAAATATTGATGCTGGAATGCAAGCTCTTATTCAAGATGGTAGATTAACTCCTGAAGAATATAGAGTTTTATATGAATATGAATTATCTAATAATGTTTATAAACATCTTATTGATAAAAATCCTAATATAAAAAATCCAGCAGATTATACTGCTGCTATAGATGCTGGTATTAGTATGATTGATACAGATAAGAATACATATATTATTAAACATAATCAAATTATTAATAATTTATTTAATGGACAAGATAAAATAGCTATTGAAACTAATGTAAGTCCTGATTCTATTAAAAAAGCATTAGCTATGAAAGGTATTAATATTAATGATTTAGGTCTTAGTGTAGAACCATCTGAAGATGGTAATGATATACTTTATATGAATTATGACCATGCTGATAAATTAGGTAAAGCGTATGATATTATAAAACCATATATAAATAAAGAAAATATGATACTAAATGGAGACCCTTCCGTTTTAAGTGGAACTATTTATACAAGAAGACCTAATAATCCTTTTGAAATTGCTGGTAAACAAATAAATAATTTATATAATCAAGCTATTAAAGATTTAAAAAATAATATAAAAAATAATGATTATGGATATGTTCAAGATGATTTATATAGTATGAATACTATTGTTGAAAGTCTTGCTAATAATCGTATGAGACAAAATATGCTTATGGGAGATGAAGTTAATGAATCTGATTATAATAATTATAAGAAATGGTATAAAGATATGTTTAGCGGATTTGGTAATGTTACTGATAAAGAAATGAGTATTGGTACTGGTGTTAATTCTGAACAAATTATACAAGAAGGTGCTGCTAAACAAAGTATTATGCAATTTATTCGTATGATAATGAATGGAGAAATTGAAGGTAGTGTTAATAGAAATGTTAAGACTGATATGACTAAAGAACAATTTGATGTTCAATTTTCTGAAACTGAAAGTCTAAGAAAAAATAAAACTTATGGTGCTGTAATTGATAATTTGGAAAAATATGGAATAAAACTTACAGGTAAAAATGATGGTATGTATAGATTTACTCTTACTACTGACCCTTTATATACTAATGAAGCTATGCAAGCTATTTATAGTAATCCTGATTTTGTAGCTGCAAAAGACTTATCTAATTTTGTTAATGCTGGAGCTACAGAAATTCCTTTTGATAGAAGTAAAACTACTATTTATTTTGATAAAAATACAGGTCGGTATAGTTATAGTAGTCAATATAGACCTTCTCCTGAACCAATAACTCAACGAGAAGCTATAAGTATTGCTTCTGGAGATAGAAGACTTTCTGAACTTTATAATTATTATCTTAATAGAATAAATAATAATAGACCTTTTAGTCCTTCTGAAGAAATAGAATTTAATAACAATTTAACTCAAGCTGTTATTGATTTAAATCCTGAAGCTTCAGAAGATGAAATCAAAGCTATTGTATTTTATCATATAAATAAATTAGAAGGAGAATAATATATGAGTTTAAAAGATGCTTTTAATAAAATGAATCAAGAGCCGGCAAATGCTGCTGGCTCTAATTATATAAATCCTTTTGAAAGATATATACAAAATAACAATCTTGATAATACTCCTACATATTCTAGTGAAAAAGCAATTAGAAATGTTGATTTAAGTGGTCAAAATGTTATTCATTATAACCCATTACAATATAATAAATATGATATACCTGTTACTCCTAAAAGTAATATTGATGAACTTAATAGACAAAGAGCTATTAATCAATCTTTTGGTGAACAACTTTGGAGATTTGGTGTTCAAACTGTAGGAGACCAAATAGTTCTAGGAACTCTTCAAGCATTTACTGATATGGGTGATGCTTTACTTGGTAATCAAGGTGGAGATTATTCTAATCCTCTTAGTACTGCTATAGAAGAAGCTAGAGAAGCTATTAGAGAAGCTAATGAGATATATAGAGTTAATCCTGGTGAAAGTTTTGATTTAACAGATAGTGGATGGTGGCTTAATGGAGCTACTAGTATTGTAAGTTCTTTAGCTTTAATGGCTCCCGGACTTGCTGTTACCAAAGGCGTTGGATTATTAGCTAAAGCTATTAATGCCACTAAAGGTGTTACTAAATTATTAGAAGGTTATAATACTGTTGCTAAAGGAGCTAAACTTGGAGCTTTAACAGTTAATAGTGCTAGAAGTGCTCAAATAATAGGACAAGGAAGTGAAGTATTAGGAATGGCTGCTGTTAGTAGAATTGCTGAAAATTATCAAGAAGCTAGACAAACTTATACTAATAGTATTGACCAAGTTATGAATGGTCTTGCCAATATGTCTAATGAAGAAAGAGATGAATTTGATAAAAACAATCCTGAATTTGCTAACAAATCTGATAGAGAAATAGCAGAATTAATAGCTGGTGAATCTGCTGATGATGTATTTTGGAAAGATATGTATCTTATAGCTTTTGATGCTATACAACTTAAAGCTCTTAATAAAGTATGGAAAGGTTTTCAAGGCAAAGGTCCTCTTAGTAAAGCTGTTCGTGATGAAGAACGTAAATTTGCTGCACAAATTAGTGGTAAAACTTATGAACCTCTTACTGGTTTTAAAGGATTTGTTGATGATATGAAATTAATGATAAATCCTAAAATTGTTTTAACTGAAGCTACTGAAGGTTTAGAAGAATCATGGCAATATACTACTCAAAAAAGAGCTGAAGAAAATCTTCTTAATAAATTAAATCCTAAACAACAAGTTAGAGGTTATCTTGATATTATTACTGATGAAGAAAGTTTAGAAAATGCTTTTTGGGGATGGATTGGTGGTATTACTTTTCAAGGATTAGGTGGTGCTACTATGAGAGGTATTAATGCTTATCAAGATAAACGATATAAAAAAAAACATCCTGAAGATGCTGCTGGATATAATCTTCGTCGTCAAGAAGGAGTTATGGATTCTTATAGAACTGAAGAAATTAAATCTCGTATTAGCGAAATAGGTCGTTATCATGAATTAAGAAAACTTGTTGACGATGGTTATGATGTTTATAATTATAGAACAGATGAAAATAATAATATAATAACAGACCAAGAAGGAAATGTTGTTTATGAACCTCTTACTGATGAATATCAAGGTGAATTAATAAAACAAGATTTGGAAAATGATATGCTTGTTAATATAGCTTTAAATGCTTATGACAGAGGTAATTATAATGCTCTTAAAGAAACAGTTAAAGATACAAATTTTAATGAACAAGATAAAAGTTTTGCTGATAGAGCTATTAGTAAAATGGACGAAACTGTTGATATGTATGAAAAAGAATTAGGAATGGCTATTGCTAATTCTTTTTCAGAAAATATTGCTCGTCAAATAGCTTTAAATAATGTTAAAGCAAAACTTAAAATTAGAAATCATGAAAAACTTGCTACTGATTTCGGAGTTCATATTGAAGATTTGATGCGTATTAATAATTATTCTGGTGATGACGAAAAAGAAATAAGAACAAAACTTCAAGAACTTGAACTTGCTTATTATAAAGAACAACTTGAAGAAATTAATTATCAAATTGAAGATTATAAAAGAAGATATAATGAATCTACTACTGATAGAATTAGTCGTAGTACTTTTTTAAAACAAATTAGACAACTTAATAGAATTAAAAATATTATATATAATAAAAAACCTGAACTTAAACAATTAGAAAATAGACGTAATGAAATTGATAATCAAATAACTTCTTTACAAGAAGAACTTACTAATGCTGCTAAACAATTAAGAAATGCCATTGATGTTAGAGATAGTAATCTTGAAAAAACTCTTAGTGATGGAATGACTAAAACTCAAGAAACTACTGATAATTTAAATAAAGAATTAATAGATATAGATATTTCTAGTAAAAAATCTTATGACGATATTTATGATGAACTTTCTAATATAAATAAAGAAATAGCTGATGCTAAAAATAATGAACTTACATTTACTAGTAGAGCTTTAATTAACGGAGGAGAAATTCTAAATACTAAAAATGAAATTACTCAAGAAGCTGAATTTATTAATAATACTCTTAGAGCATTTAGAGATAAAGAATTAGGAGATGCTGATAAAACTATTAATGATATTATATCTAATAAAGATTTAAATTTAGAAGAAATTGCTGATGAACTTAATGGAAGACAAACAAATCTTCCAGACGAAGTTAAGACTAGACTTAAAAAAGCTATTGAAAAATATAATCTTTATAGTTATAATAATGCTCCTATATTAGATAAAATTAGTATTAAACTTAGACAAGAAGCTAGAAAAAGAGAAGAAGCTCCTGAAGCTGTTAAAAATGACGAACCTGTTACTGAAGTTCCTGTTACTCCTATACAAAGTGAAGCTAGTGAAGAAACTGTTAGTTCCCCCGTAGAAGGAGAAACTCAGTCTACATCTTCTACTTCTACGGGGAGTCAAACACAACAATCAGTTATTACTACTAATGAAGGTGAAGTTATTGTTAGTGAAGAATTAGACCCAGATATAAGTCCAGAAGATAAAGCAAATTTAGAAGCTATTACTATTCAATCTCAAGGAGATTATGAAGTAGGCAAATCTATTAGAAATGATATTCGTAAAGCTTTATCTAATAAAAATATAGATTGGTTTGCTAGAGATTATAATACTATATTTAATGAAATAAAACAACAACTTCTTAATAAATATAATAAAGAAGATGTAGATAGAGAAATGAAAGATTTTGATATGCAACTTTATGAATCTATTAGCAATAATGGAATTTCATTTGAAGATGCTGTTCAAAATATTAATTATTTTAGAAAAGCTATAGAAGAAAGTAATAGTAGTCTTATTTTTGAAAGCGCAGCTGTTGCAAATAATAATAATTTAGCTAATGAACAATTAAGACAATTATATATTAATCTTATAGAAAGATATGTAGAAAAAAATAATATAGTTACTAATAGTCAAAGATTATATGTAAATCTTGATGAACTTATTAAATATTTAATTCGTAATGGTATTGTTGATAGAACTACTCTAAGAAATATTTATAATAATATGAGTTTATTTTTTAGAAGTAGATATAATAATGGAGATACTATTTATAAACTTAAATATGTTCCTTTTAGATTAAGTGAAAGAAAACTTGATAAATTATTTAATGAAGTTGAAGCTGGAGATAATATAGGTCAAGATATATTTAAACGAGCTATAGACCCTACAGCTGATAAACGTATAAATGTTATTAATAAAGAATTATATCTTGAAGCTGGTACTCCTATTTATGCTGTAAGACATAGTAGTGGATTTGGTATAGACTTTTATGTAGAACAAGATGGTAAAATGGTACAAATAGGTTATAATTCTATAGGTAAAAGAAGTGCTAATGGTAATGGATATAATATAACTGCTCGTGGTATAAATTATAATATTTTAAATGAAAATGGAGTTTATACATCTGATTTAGATGATATATTTACTACTTTATTTCCTTATAATGAGAACTATGAAAATATTCCTTTGTCAAAAGATGATGGAAAAGCATTAAATGCTATATTTGATTTAGGATATGAAATGGTTAATCTTAAAGTTAATAAAAAATTTAAAGATGGTTGGCTTATTAATTATAAAGAACAAATAGAAGATATATTAAAATGTAAAATTATTAATGATTTTCTAAGTAAACATTTTTCTAATTTTGCTACTAATAAAGAAGGAGCTGTAAGTTCTTTTATTCAACTTATATATCCTATTATTGAATTTTCTAGAGTAAGTGGTTTAAATTCTGATTTGAATCGTAATGTTGTAATACTTTATAAGGATTTTATTATTAGGCAGATTTCTAATTATGATTTTACTAATCAGCTTAATAAACAATTACAAGGTATGCCGAATACTAGTAAAAATCCAGCTGTTGTTACTTTAAATGTTACTCGTTCACAAAGAGGAGACCCAATTGAAGAAGGAGAACTTAAACCTATTAATGCTGATTCTATTGTAGGCTTTAATTTAGATAAATCTGATAATTCTGAAGGAGAAGTTCATTTAGCTAGAATAATTGATAAAGGACAAATTAAATTAGATAATGGTAGAATACATAATATACCTGGATTTAATAGAAATTTAGGTTCTCCATTACTTTTAGCTCTTAGTAATGGTAGTAATTATCCAGATTATATTCCTATTTATGCTTCTACTATTAACGAATTAAAAGATGATGATTTCGGAAAAGATTTACTTGCTGAAATAAATAATATTTTTATTAATTTCAAAAATGGAGTTATAGATTTTGATACAGTTTATGATAGACTTAAAGAATTAATCGGTCCTAATAAACTTATTCAAGATATGGCTCTTTATAAAACTAAAGATGATAAAATTATTATTAGTTATTATAAAAATGTAGGTACAAATAAAACTGCTGATATTACAATATATAAAAGAGATAATGCTGGAAATATAAGTACTGGTATTAGTTTTACTAATTCAGATGGAAATGTTACTAGTGGTAAACAATTATCTGATAAAACTATTAATGATTTTATTAGTAGATTATTTGGAATAGCTCGTATAGCTTCAAATTATGATTATTTTGAAAATGTTACTATTGATACTCCTTATGTAAAGAAGAATAATAAAGAAATGATAATAACTCTTAATAATCATGAATATAAAGCTAGAAATTATCTTGAATTTATTAGTAAATATAAAACTGGTAAAATTCAACTTGATAAGAAAGTTATTAATGGAAAAGAAACTAATTTTAATCCATTAACTACTAATCAAGGAGCTAATATTAATATCCAAGTTGATTATAATGAACAATCTGGAAATCAAGTAGATAATAGAGTTCAAGAAGAAGAAAATAAAAATATTAATGATTTTCTTAATAAAGCTAGACAATCTGGTAATAATATTTCTATTAATAAATTATTACCTAAACGTAATACTAAAAAACTATTAGAATTATTTGCTCCTAATTATGTTGGAACATTTTTTAATAGTAATGGAAGTATTAGAACTATAGGTTCTGTTGGTTTATTGCCAACAAATTTTATTATTAGAGCTTTCGATGAAAATGGAGATTTTATAGAATATGATGCAAATAATCCTAATAAAGAAGTTGATGCTAGTTATTATGAAAATGGAACTTATGAAATAACTACTAAATTACTTACTAGAGTAAATCCTAATGATGAATCTAGTCAAGAAGAATTTATTAGAACTTTATTACATGAACGAGTTCATGGTCTTATAGCTAGTAAAGCTGGTAAAGTTAATATAGAAGAAATTCGTGATGGTATTAATTATATTATAGATAAACTTTACGAATTTGTTGATAATGGAGATAAATTATCTCAATACGCTTTAGCTAATAACTTAAATGTTGATATTCTTCGTAATAATCTCAATAAACTTAGAGATTATATTAATAATTTAAAACGTAATGGTAAAAATGATACTGCTGTAGAAGAATTTATTGCTTATACTTTAACAAATAGAAGTTTTATTGATTTACTCAATAATATAGAAGATGAAGTTGTTGAAGGTAAAAAGACTCTTTGGGATAAATTTATTGATTTTATTGCTAAACTTTTCTTTGGAAATGATTATAAAATAAATGAAAGAAGTCTTCTTAATAGACAAATTAGATTACTTTCTAATGGAATTTCAAATAATAAAAAAGTAACTAATGTTAGTACCCCTATACAAGGAGAGCTGAATTTTGATAATGCTCCTTCTACGGGGAATGTTAATCGAGATATACAAAATAATCAAGAAGCAACTATAGGTGAACCTTCAGAAGTTAAACCTGAATCTGTTCAAGAACAATATACTGAAACTCCTGAATATACTGCTAAAGAATATTCTGATTTACAAAGTTTAGCAGATAGTTTATCTGATGATTTTGATTTAACTGAATTTAATGATGAAGATAATTTTAATGATTTAGATAATATGGCTTCTGAACTTATATTTGAAGATATTCAAGTAACCAACTTATCGACCGTTGAACAGAGTTTACGACCTGACCAACGAACCGAATTTGGTACTTTAGCTTCTGCTGGAGCGATTAAATTACATTGCTAATAGAATAGTTCATAAAATAAAATAAATTCAATGGTGAGCTTGAAAATAGCTCACCTATTTTTATTACAACAAACAAATAAACAATTAAAGATATGGCTGATTGTAACTATAACTTTTCAAGTGATAAAAGAATTAATTCTATAATTCAATCCATAGCTGGAAATGACATTCAGTATGGTAATGATTTGCTTAATATAATTAATAGTAAAGGATTTGCTAGTATATTAAGTAAATCAGATGAAGAAGTTAAACAAAGTCTTATTGATTATTATAATAAGAAAATATTTAATCCGTCTAAAAGTACTAAACTTAGTAAAAGAAGTGGATTATTTGGTTTTGCTAATATGATAGTAGCTAATGATGCTAAAGAGTATTTTGCTTCTTATGCAAATAAACTTAATTATGTTATGCTACTTCATAATATGAATACTGCTAATAATGTAGAATTTATTATAGCTAAATTTAGAAAAGATATTAGCGAAGAACTTATTAAACGTGTTGATGAAAAATATCTTACAGATGATGAATTAACTCAATGGAATGAAGCTAAAAATGCAGATGAAACTGCTGGTAATAAATCTATAGTAAATAGATTTAAATTTGCTATTGTTTATTTTAATAATCATCGTAATGATTTAAATATTCCTAATGCTGAAAGAAATGCTAATTATGCAGATTTAGTTAAAGCATCTAGAACAAATGATTTTTATGTATATGCTAGAAATCATTCTAAAATTAACGATTTATTTAAAGATGTAAATGTTGAAAGTATTAATCTTGGAGAAGAAAATACTGATGAATTTAGTGATGATTTTGATGCTACTGAAGAATTAAGTGGAACTGCTCAATGGAATTTTGGAGATGATATTAAAAATAGTAGTCAATTAATTAGTGCAGTTGTTAAACAAAAAATTAATGGATTACCTAGATTAAGTAGTCCTATTCCTACAGAAGTAGATGGTAAAAAAATATATTTAGAAGATAGAAGTAATACTATTGGAACAACTCAAACTTTAGATTATAAAGAAGTTTCTGCCGAATTATTTGATATATGTGCTAATACAAATGCTGGTACTAATATTGATAATTTTATGATAGAACTTCTCAAACTTGCTACTACTAAAAAAGATTTTTATGGTCTTAGAATATTATATGATGAAGCTGGTGGTTCACAACCTAATGATTTAGCTTATGCTTTATTTAAAGATTTTTGTAAACCTGTTAAAGATAATGTTGAAATAGATATTGAAACTGACGGTAGCATCAAATATAGACAAAGTAATGTAAAGAATAATAGTAAACGTAAGATGTATTATGATTTAATTAACGATATTAAATATACTGCATCTAATAGTAATTTTACTGTTATTCCTGAAATGATTAATCATATTAATTCACTATTAGATAAAGCTGTTTTTGTTGGTACTGATAATATAAAACCGAAAGATGTTAGAGAAAAAGAAACTACTAATATTATTAATCAAGCTATTTCTGAAGTACAAATACTTTATAAAACAATATTTCCTAGTATTGATATAAAAGCTATTGATAGCTTTGTTAATAAAAATATTTTACAAAATGATAGACGTAATGCTATAAAACAACTTGTTAATATAATTTATGATGTAAAAAATATAGATAATAATAAACAATTTTTATATAATATTATAGCTTCTGCTTATTCTAATTATCTTAGTCAAAAACAACATAATGCTCAAGTTTATTCTGCTTATAAAAAAGAACTTGATGCTTATAATGAAATAGCTGGACAAGATGGAGGTATAGCTAAACGTCCTGAAGTTCCTAGTATGATTATTGATGATTCTTATTATAGAAGTAATTCTATGTGGAGAATTATTGATGATATTACTAATTTGCTTTCTCCTTATAGTAAAATTAATATAGAACTTAATGGACGTACTATAGATGGTAAAAATCAATCTGATGTTGTTTATAATAATTGGCTTTATAATGTAATTAATGCTACACATAATAAAGGTACTCTCACTGCTATACTTCAAGATAAAATGAGAAGTGATGAATATAAATATAGTAATCTTCTTGTTTCTGGAAATAATCATTATGGTTTATTTACTTATAATCCTGCTACTAAACAATATGAAATAAGTAATGTTGGTACACAATTACTTAGAACATTTTATATGAATGGTATAAGTAATAGACAAAATGGAACTAATGCTAAATATACTAATATGTCTGATAGCGATTTCTTTTATTTTGGTTATTTAGCATTTATTACTTCGCTTGATGATTATTATGCTTTAAATACTGGAGATAAAACTAATATTCCTAAAGCTAGTTATTTAATGAGAATTGCTGCTGATAGTCCTAAAAATATGATTCTTGAAGCTCCTAAATATTCATTAAAACAATTATATGGTATTAATGATAATACTTTAACAGCTTATGTAAATAATGAATTATCTAAACTTAGATTTGGATTTGGTAATGTTTCTGTTTTTACAGATAAAATGAATAATGGTAAAACTTATAATACTGAAATTGAATTTGCTAAAGCTATATTATCCAGAATTAATTCTAAAGAAGAATATGAAGCTAATATTAAAGAATGGGTTTCTAGTACTAAACATGGTAGTAAAATTGCCGATAATTATAAAATAGGAGATAAAGTATATTGGTCTATTAATTATAAAGCTGGTGGACAAATAACTAAAGCTGTATTTAGTGCTACTATTTCTGATAGAAATATTAAAGGACAAAGTACTACTATTAAAGCTAAAGATTTTAATTTTGAAGGTTTTCTTATTCCTGGCAATACAGATATGACTAATCCCCCCGTAGGAGATGAAATAGTATCCAAACTTTCTAATGAATTTAAAGAACAATATACTCAATCTGTTCTTACTAATAAACAATATGATACTAATAGTTCTATATTTAATCAACTTAGAAATTTAGTTTTTAGTGAAATTCAAATGGCTCTTCGTTCTAAATATGCTATGTTTGGTGAAAATGGAACTACTCTTTTATTAAATCCTAAACAATTATATAACGATGCTCATATTAAAAATGGTAAATATGAAGAAAATGGTAAACTTGTTGGTAATCTTTTTAAATTTAATCGTTTATATGATATTGATTTAGGTAATGGAAAATATTTTAATATTGGTGATTTTGAATATGAAGGTCGTAAACTAAGTGAGTGGATTAATATATCTTCTACGGGGGGTCTTGCACAATCTAATATTGATTATTCTATTGATGGAAAAAATATTAATTTTAATTTAGTTGAAAAACAAAAAGAAGCTCTTGACGCTGCTATAACTGAATGGATTAATTTATTTATTGCTAATGAAGTAGAAATTATATATAATGAATTTAATAAGACTTTTGAAAATCTAGATAAAACTAGACTTACAGAGTATATGCTTAATTATACTCTTATGCTTAATAATATGGATGATTTATTTGAAGGTAATTCTGCTTTTTATAAAGACGCTCAAACATTTACTAAACGAGCTAAAGAATATGTAGCTGGCGGAACTGCTTATGGTGGACGCGATATGTATAATTTTAGTTCAACTAATGAAATTAAAGATAAAATTATTGGAACTGATGGTAAACAATTAAGTTATCAAAAATCTAATGGACAAATAGTTCCTATTGTTACTAGAAAATCTTATATAGGAGTTACTATTAAAAATATTGTTAGACCTGTAGATACAGCTGATGATATTTATAAAGAACTTACTAATAAAGAAACTGGTATTAGTAAAGAAAGAGCTGATGAATTAATTGAAAATTTTAAAGGAGACGTAAAAGTTGATGATGCTCAATCTTATATAACTATTTATGAAGCTATTCGTCGTATTAAGTTATTGGGTGAGTATCCTAAATATGCTAATCTTATTACTCAATTACTTAATGGTGCTGAACTTACTGATGTAGACCCAAAACTTCTTAATAGTTTTATTCAAGTTGCTAAAAATTATTATTTTGACCATAAATATGATGATATATTTAATATTCATGTTCCTAGACAAATTAAGAATGCAGAATTTATTCTTATTCCTCAATTTGTTAAAGGTACACAACTTGAAGTTGTATTACAATTTATGATTGATAATGATATTGACCAATTAAATACTCAAGAAACTAGTAAAGCTGCTAACGCTAATATTATTAATATTTGGGATGAAAATTATAATCTTAAAGATTTAAAAGGAAAAGAAGTTCTTGATGAACTTAATAGTCCTGGAGTTAAATCTCAATATAGTTATAATTTTCTTTATAGACAACAAGAAGTTCCTCAGCACATGAAAGATGCTAAAAATAAAGCTGGTATTCAAATTATGAAAAAGATTCTTGATAATCTTAATGAAGCTGGAAATAAACTTAAAGGTGCTTCTGAAAAATTTGTAAATAATTATATAGCTAATATAGAAGAAGATTTTGAAAATCTTTGTAATGAACTTGATATTAAATTTGATGAGAATTATAATCTTATAAGTAGAAGTGGTAATCCTATTAATTTTGCTAAATTTAATCAATTAGGTCTTGAACAAATGCAAAGACTTGGTGTTGATAGTAATACTTTTGATTATTTTACTAGTGTGGTAGCTAATGATGATGCAACTGTAAATACTGTTATGCCAGAATTTATGAATATTATTGGCAATAAACTTGAAAATATTTGTATGGCTATATTTACTAATAATATTGCTAGACAAACTCTTCCAGGTTGGCACGCTGCCCAAGTTACTAGTCCTGGATTTAAAAAACTTAAAGTTAATACTAAAGAAGATGGGACTCAAGATGAACAAATAGTTAAATGGGCTAAAGATTTAAAATATCATTCTAATGGAGAAAATGTTATACAAGTAATGCTTCCTCGTTGGGCAGCTAATCTTTATGGTATTTCCGATGAAGCTATTATTAATAGTGAAATATCGACTATGATTGGCTATCGTATTCCTACAGAAGGTAAACAATCTGTTGGTATTTTAAAAGTTGTTGGTATTTTACCTGACGCTTATGGTTCAACTATCATTGTTCCTGATGGATGGATTGCACAAACTGGTTCAGATTTTGACGTTGATAGTATTTATGGTATAGTTTATGAGCATTATATTAATAAGAAAAATAAATCTATTGTTAAAATAAAACGTAATGAAAATACAGATGAAGATAATACTTGGCTTAGATATACTAATTATGTAATTAGGAACGCTGAATCTAAACTTAAAAGAGAAAAACAATTAGCTTTTAATGATGAACAAAGAGCTGATATTAATTCTCGTATTTCTGCAATGTATGATGCTACATATAAAAAGAATAGTGATGAATATAATAATTTATTAGCTACTAATGCTGAACAAGAAAGTAAAAGATATAAAGAACTTCCTGATAAAATTAGAGAAATTGTAAATAGTATTCTTCAAAAGAAAACTATTCTTTATAATGAAAGACTTAAACTTTTAATAGAAACTCTTACTAAAATAAATAAAAGTAATAATCGTATTCTTAATGAATTTATTGACATAAACCAACAACGTCTTCAAATAATGAAAGATAGTAAATTTGGTCTTGAATATGCTTTCTCTAATATTAATTCTAAAGAACTATTTAATCTTTTAAGAAAAGAAGATTATCATAAAAAGATTAAAGAAATAGCTGAAATTGCTGGTCTTAAAACATTTAATGAATTTAAAAAACTTAATATTGATAGACAACAAAGTAGAGCTGCTAGAAATAATGCTATTCTTGAAGCTGCTATAGAAATTCTTCAGCATCCTAAAAATCTTGAAGAAATGATGGGCACTAGTCATTTTGAAGATATAAAAACTGCAAAAAGAATTATTGATGATTATGTAGGAGAAACTAAAGTACATAGAAGTGTATATAGTCTTAAAGACCAAATATTTTTTAGACGTAATAGTATGGGAGGTGCTATTCTTAAAGCCTTTAGTGTTAATAGAGATACAATTAATAGTATTAATAATGTTGTTAAAACTGAACTAGCTCAACCTATATTGGTTCGATATGCTTCTCCTACGGGGGGTCTGACAGTTAATACGTCAAAAATAGATAATAGTTATATTATTAAAGATGGTTTTGTTGTTCATAAAGGTTTAGGACATAGTAAAAATAATAGAAATGTTGTTGGACAACTTATTACCAGTTATAGTTCACAAACTACTGCTCATATTCTTGATGCTGTAAAAGAAGGTGCTATTCCTAATGAGAATCCATATACATTTGGAACTTATAAAACTCTTCTTGATGTTGGTATGGACCATTATCATGCTATGCTTTGGCTTAGACAACCAGCTATAAGTTATATTGTTGATGGTTATTATCAAACTCAATCTGTATTTAATAGAAGTCTAGCTAATCCTATTAATATTGCTATTAGAGAAATAGCTAAAAATATTGTATTTGAAGACGGAAGTTATGCTGGAGAAAAAGGTCAAATAATTAATAATAGTACAGCTATTAGTATAATAGAAGAAAATATTCTTAACAAATTAGGAATTAATCTTCAAGAACAACTTGATGATATTAAAATTGATTTTAATGATATAATTGCTACTTATAATAGACCCCCCGTAGAAAGAGGAAATGAATATTATGTTAGACTTCTTAAACAAGTATATACTTTTAAAGCTATTAGAGATATAAGTAATAATATAGAAGCTCATGGTCGTATTCTTACTGCTGATAAATATGGTGCTACTGAAAATTTCTTTAAGAATAGAAAAAAGTTTTATGATATTTATGACTTATATAATAATGGAAAAGCTAGTAAATTATTAGTTGGAGAAACTACTTTATTAGAAGCTGTTATTCCTGGTTCAAGTTCTATAGCAATTAATAATGATGAAGGAGTAGGTCGTATTATAGAAGATATTAATGAAGGTATTAGAAGATTTATGAAAGCTGGAGAAAATAAACGTAGTAGTTATCCTACTCTTAATACTTTCTTTAGAAATTGTCTTGTACCTAGTTATCTTATAGCTAGTGAAAAATTTAGTACTGAAAAACCTGTATTTGTTAATGCTATTAATAACTTAGGATTTATACTTAATAATTCTCTTGATGAAGAAACATATAATCAATTTAAAAAATATGTTCTTACTTATATGTATAGAGAAACAGCTCATAATTTAGCTCACGATATAATTGTTGATAATGAAGGTAATATTAAAGCTATTGATAAAGCTACTCCATTAGATAGATTATATGGTACTAATTATGATATTGATAATGAATTTAATTGTGAAAATATTAATAATCCTACAGAAGAAGAATATAATAAATTTCATAATCTTAACGTCGCTAATAAAGTTCAATTTATTAAATCTAATATAACTGTTAGTGATGACAATATATTTAATTATTTAACTACTAATTTACATAATGCTTATGAAATAGCTAATAGTGGATTAGCTAAACAAACTATTAATTTTGATGATGAAGGACAAAATATAGACCAAATATATAGATTGTTTAATGAAGCTATGGATAATAATAATAGACTTATTAAAGATACTATGATTGATATTATTAAATATGCTTTTTATGTAGAAGGATTTAATTTTGGTCGTAATAATGCTTCTAAATGTATTAGTAATAAAGCATTATATAGTACTTTTGAAGAAGGTGGTATTAATATTATTAAAGATATTAAATCTGGTATAGATATAGTTAATGAAGCTACATTATATGATGCTAATCTTTATGAAGATTTTGTTCGTGGTCATAGTAAGTCTAAAATAATTTCATCTCATAATATTAAATTTATAAATAAAGTTTCCGAAATAGCTAATAATTATATTGGAAATGATATTTATATGTTTGATTTAAATGATAAAATTCAATATGGTAGAGCTATAGATTTAGGAATTATTAGAGAACTTAGTGAAGGATATAGTAAAACTAATTATATAGTATTTTCTAATAGAGGTAATGAAACTCTTTATAAATGTGTATATAAAGATGGAGATATTGTATATTTACATCCTCTTAATCTTCTTGAAAATTATGAATATGGAGAAAGTGTTAATTTAAAAAATATTAAACATCTTCAACCAGAAGATTATCAAAGTCTTATTAATTTACATTATGAAGATATAGCTGCTTATAAAACTCAAGCAAATAATCTTTATAATGAATACCTTAAAAATAAGAAAACATCTGCTACAACACAAGTTGTTGGAGTTCCTAATAATGAATATTTTATAAGTGAACAACTTGAAAATAATGAAAGAGGTATTGATGGTATTAATAATTTTATAAATAGAATTAATACTCATTTTTCTAAACCTAATGTTAGTCTAGGATATTTTTGGATTATTAACCCTATTTTAAGAAGTAATTTTTCTAAACTTAATACTATAAGTTATCAACGTATTCAAGACAACAATGGAGAAGAACATTTATATACTATAAAACGAGTACAAAGAGATATTAGTAAACTTAAATATCTTGAAAAGGATAGTAGTACTGAAGAACTTGATAAAATTTTAAAAGACAATAATATTACTTTTAGTGATGATATTTATCTTGTAGAAAAAATTAACGAAAGACCTGAAGAACCTACTCGTATGGATAGTAGCATTAGTTTTGCTGATGATAGAATTGACATTAGTGATTTAGGTCGAGTTAATATGTCTATGTATCAAAGCATGAAAATTCAAGCTAGACGTAGTAATGATAATCCTGCTGCTAGAACTTTAAGAAGACTTAGAAGACAAAGAATTAATCTTAATTCTGTTCAATCTATTGAAGAAAATCGTGAACTTGGAATTATTATTACTGCTGATTATTATGAAGAACAAGCTAATAATATTACTAGAGCTTTAAATAAATTTATGGGAGATGAATCTATTAATAATGATTCTGTAATTCAAGCTCTTATTGATGAAGATGAAAATATGACATTTGATGGTCCTATTAAAACTAGATTTGTTGAACTTGTTCTTAAAGCTATTACATTTGGTGATAATATTCAAATGATTTATAATGTAAGTACTGATGATTTATCTAAAAATACTAAAAAAGCTATAGATAAAATTAAAAATTCTATTGATAAAGTTAAAAATAATAGTATTGCTAAAGATGCTGTTATTAAATATATGGATAGATTTTTATCTAGATATAGTACTAATCCTGATATTAAAGCTGGTAAATTTTTATTATCTGAAATGATAGATGTTGATGAAACTAAACTTAATTTTATGTTTCAAGATAGTTTAGAAATTAGAGATGCTGTTGTTCAAATATTTCTTAGACTTATTAATCGTAAACTTAATGAAGGTAATATAAAATCTAAACAATTAGTTGATGATATTGAACATAAAATAAATGAAATTAAAAAAGAAGCTGCGGGTGCTGGAGAAGTTATAGATATTAATAAATTAGTAAATAAAGAAACTGGTACTATTGGAACTAGATTTATTAAACAATTTCTTATAGATAAAGCTAAATATGATGAAGATTATTCTGACGCTGTTTTAGTTTATGGAGAATATTCACCACAAGCTATTCGTGCTCAACAAAGACGTAATAATTGGTATGCTCAAAATGTAGAACAAGAATTACCTGATAGTTATTATAATGAAATTAATAATATAATGAATCAAATTTGTAATGATGATGATATGCTTAATCTTTATTGTCAATATTCTCAAATTAGTAGTGAAATTAAAGATATTCAAGCTCTTACTGACAAAACTGATGAACAATATATACAATTAGAAAAACTTATTCAACAAAGAAATGAAATTGTAAGTCCTCATCTTAATATAGATGGTCAAATAGATGATAAACTTGCTGATAAGAAAGATTTACTTTCTAAACTTCTTTATGATAGAATAGCTGTTCAAAATAAATATTATAAATATGAAGGTAGTGAAAATTTTAAAGATAAACTTAAATCTGCATTAGAAATTATTGATAAATATAAAGATATGTCTATTAAAGATAGATATAGAATTAAAGAATATCAAAATGCAGTTGATTGGATTAATAATAATACAAACTATACTCTTGGTACTGAATTTTATAGTAAATTTAAAGAAAGTATAGATGCTTTGTCTAGTGAAGATAGTGAACATGATAGCACTATTAAAGATATAATGAATGAACATAAAAATATTCAATATAAAGATTATAAAGGAGAAATAGATGGTCGTAAATTTACCAGAGAAGAAGTTGCTAAAATAAAAGCCGCTAAAGAAGAAAAATATAAAAAGAATGGTGCTAAACTTATTCGCAATAGAAGTGATGAAACTAGAATATTTAGTAAAGAATTTTATGATTCTATGTCTGGAGGAAAAGAAAGAGCTAATTCTGATTATAGAAATCAAATTATTAATGATATTAATGCTATTTTAATTGATGCTTTAGATACTAATACAGGAAAAGTTTATCTTAGCAATTTAACTATTGAACAATTAAGAGAACTTAGACCTTTATTTGAAGAACTTTATAATTATGATAAAGTTAATAATCCAAAAGCTACTAATAATAGACAATTCTTTTTAAGTCATGTAGAAATTAAAAGTGATGTTAATACAGTTATTAAAGATAGACAAATAGCAGAATCTAAAAATGATTCTGATTATATGGAAGCATTTAATGCTGTAGCTAATTTACATAGAGATAAAGCTGGATTATATCAAGATGATACTCTTAATACAGGTAATGATTATATTTATTCTTATCCTGTTCCTAAATATGATTATTTTATTGATGATAAGAAAACAAAAGCTAAACAATGGCTTAACGAAAATGTTACTTATGAATTAACTGAATATTATTATGATGCTGCTAGAGAAGCTAAATTAAATGATACTTATGAACAATGGTATAAAGATAATCATGTTTATAATCCTTATACTCATAAAGAAGAACCTCTTCCTATTTGGACTAATTTAAAAACAACTCCTCAAAGTAAATATCAAGGTGAGTTTAGACCTACATTTATTAATTCAAATACTACACCTAAAGTTATTAATAATAATTATGAAAAAGGAGGCATTAATTATAAAGGTAATAATTATAATAATGGAGTAAAACTTAATAGATATGAAGAAAAACTTCTTAAATTAATGCTTAATACAATGAAATCTTTAGCTATTAATGGTAATGCTAGAACTACTTATGCTAAAAGACAATTCCCCTTTAGGAGGAGAAATGATAAAAATACTACTTCTTTTGCAAAAGGAGTACTTAATTTTGTAGGAGTTGCTACTAGTAGTAAAGATTATGGAGGACTTAATGATAATATAGGTGCTGCATTTGATAAAGATGTTCCTAATGAATCATATCAAGAATTTTATGATGGTAGAATTAAAGAAAAAGAACCTATGCCTAAACGTCAAGAAGGTATGAGCGATTCTACTTATGCTAATATTATTAAAGAATGGAGAGAACGTAATAGAGAAATTGATGAAGCTAATAATAAAATAATTGAAAGTCTTAGAGAAGATAATGTAGAAGAAGCATTTCTTAATTATATTAATTCTGCTGCAAATGTAAATACTAGAGAAGCTATAAAAAATGATTTATATATGCTTATTGCTTATTATGATAATATAAAACAAACTTATAAAACAGGTTTTCTTGGTAATATGATACAAGATAGAGTTGTTAATGATGACGATTATAAACTTTATAAGATTAATGAACGTACAAAAAATAATACAGTTAGACATTTAAGAATACTTGCTAATAGAATTTTATTTAATCAATTTAGACAAAATACTAGACTTGATAAAGTTTTTAGTACTCTTCAAGGTTTTACTTCTGCTAAATATATGATGATTAATGTTCAAGGAGGTATTTCTAATATAACTACAGGTTCTAGTAATATAGCTATGGAATATCATGCCGGTCAATATTTTAATCATAAAGATTGGGAAAATGCTAAATTTTTATATATGACTAATGCTTTTGGTTATATATTAAATGCAGGTCAAGATAAATCTAATAACCTTTATGATGCTATATTTAAATTATGTGGTGTTATTGATTATGAAGCTATTAATGAACGTCGTATTACTGATTTTACTGACCCAAATACTTATATAGAAAAACTTAAAAATTTCGCTTATAGTCCTCAAAGTGCTGGTGAACATTATATGCAAAATACAGTTCTTCTTGCTATGTTAATGAGTAATAGAATATTTAAAGAAGGAGGTAGATATGTTATTAAAGATTTTAATGCTTTTCGATATGAAGCTGAATTAACAGCTATAGAAAAAGTAGTTAGTGAAAATCCTGCTATTGCTGGTTATTGGAAAGGTTTTAATAAAAGTATAAAAAATGATGCTGAATTACTTAGAGCATATCAATCTAGAAGTAAAAATATATTTGAAGATTTTCTTGGATTATTAGATAGCAATACTAGAAATAATTTAGCTGATAAATTTGCTCAATATAAAAAAGAAGCTATAAATCAAGCTAAAAAAGATTATGAATCTGGAGAAAGATTAATAAACCAATTTGAACTTAAAAATGGTGTTGCTAGTTTAAAATCAGATAGTCATATAACTTTATTAGATATTGGTGATTTTGTTGGTAAAGTTCGTGCAGTTAATAAATTTATTCATGGTACTTATGATAGAACTGGAGCTGCTACTTTAGAATCTACGTCTCCTATAGGTAGTATAATTATGCAATTTCATAAACATTTACCTATTGGTATTCGTAAATGGTTTAGTAAACAAAGTTATTATAATGAAAGTCGTCAAGCATATCAAAAAGGTATTTATGCTAGTTTACTACATTTTATTGGTGGTGGATATGGACGCGCTAATACTCGTGTAAAAGCAGGAAATTATATTAATAATTATGATAAACTAGTTGCTTACTTTAAAGAATATATTAAAGCCACTCTTAATCTTGCTTGGGATATGGCGTTTAATTATAAGATAATGGATGAAACTGATAGAGCTAATCTTCGTAGAATTAGAGGGCATCTTATTATGACAGGTTATGCAATAGCATCGTATATTATGGCTTGTTTATGGTTAGAAGATGATGATGACGATAAACTTGCTAATTTATCTCTTTATGTTACTGATAGATGGCTTAGCGAAATTAATATGTATAACTGGACATTTATAGGCGAAATGGGTAAAACGATAAGTAATCCAGCAGCTGCTATTAGTAGTATTAAAGATATGCTTAAACTTACTTCTATTATTGGTGAATGGATGATACTTGGTGATGATTTTGTTGAATCTATTCTTACAGGTCAATATGCTGGAGAAAGTAAATGGCTAACATATCTTGAACGTAATATTCCTATTTGGCGTAATATTGAAAGAACTATTAATATTGATAGACATAATAGATATTATAAACTTCAAGATAATCTTGGTGGACTTGTTCCAATGGAAGATGTAATAGATTTCATTGGTTATTAATAATAACAATAACAATAACACTACAATTAAAAGCTGGACTAGCAATAGCTCCAGCTTTTATTTTATTTATACCATGATTTAGTTCCCCAATCCAATAAAAAAGAGAACCTATACTCTTTTGTATAGGTTCTCAATTATAAATAATATAATCTAATAAATAATATACAGGAAGCCATACAAAAAGAATATTTATTAATACAGCTAAACCTAATATATCGCCATCACTAAGAAAATCATGATTTTTATCTTTAAAAACAAAACCTCCTATAACAGAAATAATATAACCAATAAAAAATGAAACAAATAACATAATATTAATACAAATAAAAAGAGCTGATAGATAACCATCAGCTCTATATTAACAACTTTAAATTATATATCCATGAACATTCTCCGTAAGAGAAGGATTAGTATTCTACTCTTTCAAGTCTTCTTTTTATTAAATGAATTAAAATTAGACTTTCTGAGCTTGTTTCTTTGTTTTGTGTAGGATTATTCATCTTACGATTTAAAATTGAATACAAGTCATCAGAGTGTTGGAATTTGACTTGCTTGAATGCGTTTATACAAGTAATACAAAAGCAAGTCATTCAACGGTGATGGAAATTGAATAGTTCCATGAACATCATTATTAATTCTATCAATAGTATCACAATAAGACTTACCTCTTATATCAAGATAATATACCAAACTATTAATATCAACAGCACTATCGTCGAGGACAATAGGAGCAATATTTGCTTCAAAGGCTTCATTGCTAGCATCTTTAAGTGAAACATTAAATCGTTTGGTAAATATTTCTTTATAATTTCCATTATACCAAATGCCTGACGTAGCAGCATAACAGTAATAACTATTATGTTTGAAGTCGCTATTAGTAATAAGACGATATATAGGTTCATAAATTCTATCAAGAACAAAAACAATACCTTTATAAATAATTTCTCTTAAACTATTAAATGTTAGACCCCCCGTAGGAGAAGTATTGAAGAAAAACTTAACAGCAGCTTTAGTACCACCACTATAATACCAATTATTAGCACCACGTTTAACTTTAATATTTGGTATATAATGATTATCTCTATCTTGTTGTCTTTCCCATGCTTTAACTTTATTTTCATTAAAAGTAGGAAGATAAGTATAGAAATGAACTAAAGCACTAAGATAAGGATTATAAATAGTATATCCATTATTTTGGATATAACTATTAATGTCTAATCCAATACGTTTAGCTTTTTCATTACCTTCACTAGCAAGTTTAGCAAGAATTGGATTCATATTCCAAATTTGGTCTTGACTAACAAAAGGACTACGACAAGGGTCTTCAAGTTCTTTATAATGTAACATTCTAAGATTTGATTTAATGTTACCATCTCCAAGAATATCATCTCTTAAAAAGAAACCATCTACAACTCCTTGTTCATCAACATACCAATTATCAAAACTACAATTAATATAAGCAGCAGCAACTAATCTATCATATACTTCTAAAGCATGAACAAGATTAATAGGACTTTCAATACTCAATTTCTCTTTCATCCATAATAATGTCCATAAACCGGCAAGATTAATAGTACCATCACCAACATCACAATAATGACTTCTGCCTTGATTAAATATAATTAATTGATAAGGAATATTACTACCAGAATTATTACTAACAGTATTATTATTATCTAATTCATAAAAGAAGTTGTTCCAAAAGAACTCTTCTATTTTTTTAAACTTTTCGTCTACTGTCATTTGCAATATGTTTATTAATTATAGCATCAATAAAATATTTGGTACAAGTACCATAAATTATATCAGAAGAAATATTATCACTTCTAATAATAGTGGTTGGATATTGCGGCTTATCCATTCCATTTTCTATGGGGGGTATAGCACCGTCTCGACTAAGAAGACTATGAATTGTAATTTCATGAGGACAATCATTCATAATACTTTTAATAATATCCTTCATAATCTTACAAGCAGCACAACCACTTTTGTCATAAAAATCAATGTGTACCATTTTTAATAATTTGTTCATTAATCCAACTACTAATTTTAACAAAACTATGAACACCTTCAAGTCGTTCTTTAGTTTGTTTACAATAAAGAGTAGGGGCATCAGTAACCCCTACTTCTTTACATAAACGAGGATTAAGTTCCATAACTTTTCCTTTTAAACTAACCTGTTCTAGAAACTCATCATTAACAATTTGACTAACTTTATCTGCCATAGTTTCTGAACTAATACAACCTTTAGTTGTAAAAAGAATCAAATCAAGCATTTCTAAAATTAGCATTAAAATCTTTAACAGTTCTAATGTAAGTAACTTTTTGTCCATTTTTATCAGCGAAAACAGGACTATAAACTACTCCATCTTTCCATTCACGAGTAGTTTCATCTTTAACTTTACAAAAACCAGTAATAACATAAAGATTATTAGTTTTATTATGATAATACTGACTATAAAGTTGAAGATTTTGAATAGCATTTATATTAGCCATACTAATAATATCTACTAAATCACTTAAATACATATTTCAACGCCCAGTCGACCCGTGCCCGTTTGTACCTCTTTCGGATTCTGAAAGTTCATTAACCCATTCAAATTCAATAATAGGATAAGGTTCAATAGCTATTTGAGCAATTCTATCTCCTATTTTATATGGAGCTTGATAAGAAGCATATTCTTTTATTTTATCTTTATCAGAAACAATTCTATTACTAACATCAATAACACTATAAGCAACAGCTTTTATATCATCAATTCCTTTATTAGCAACATTTTCAAGAAATTTATCATTTCTCATAGCAGTTAAAGAAGAAGAAACTCCATTTCTATCTTTAAAACAAATAAGAACTTCTCCTCTATAACCACTATCAACAATACCTACATGATTTGTCATATAAGCATGAGTTTTACGATTTGAACTTCTTGGATAAATTTTCATTACATATCCTTTTGGAACTTCAACAGCCCAACCTGTATGATAAATATGACAATCTAATTCTTTATCATATTCATAATCTACAGCTGTAACATCCATTCCGTAATCACCTTCTTTAGCATAAGAAGGCATAACTGCATCATCTCTAAGTTTCTTTAATTTAACTTTTAATTTGTCCATTTTTACAATAATTTATTTATTAGTTCGTAAATCTTTTATTTTAATTCTACCATAACCATCTTTTTCACCAGGTCTTCCATCATAAAGACCAATATAATTTTTAATAAATTCGCTATAATCTCCTTTAAATATAATATTATGATTAATAATAAATATATCTTCTTCATCAGTATTAGCTATTATATTAGCTTTTACCACATTACAAATAGTATTTTTTAAAGTAGCTACTGTAAGACCTATAGTTTTAGCAGCTTTTTCTTTATCAATCTTTATAATATTACTATTGAATTTAAGAAGACCTATAATATAAAGAACTAATCTAATATCACTTCCATTAAGATTACATATATGAAAATGAATATTTTCATTAACTCTTACAAAAGGAGTACTAACATAATTAGTAGTACAAACACTTATAATAGCATCATTTTGAAGTTTAGTATTATACTCAACTTCTTTTTGAGTGATAGGTATTTCAAATATAGTTGGAACTATAGTTTGAGCTTTATCTTCAAAAGACCTATCAGCTTTTTCTCGAAATAGTTTTTTAAAATCTATTGTAGGCATACGTTTAATATTTATAAACACTTAATTTGTCATGCTGGCAATGCTAAATTAGCCATTTTTGCCTTGATTTGTCATTCTCAGCATGACAAATTTTTTTTATAACATATTGATATTCAATGATTTATAAAAACAATAATAAATATCTATATAGATATATAAAACATTATCAATATCAATATAAACAGTTCTACAATCTCTTTTAGCTAGACCCCCCGTAGAAGGAGAATGTTGAGCCATATCTACATATATAGCCTATGATACCATCCATTCCTCTACGGGGAATCTAACATTAAACATATTAGCAATAAAGAAAATCAGCATCAAATGCTTTTTGAATCTTCTTTGCTTTATCACCATAAACAAGACTATCAAATCTCTTCATATTATCAACAGATGTATCAACATTACTAAGATAACCACTAACTGCATTAGCAGCTCCCCAAGCAGTACCCATATATTCAGCTTGACCTGGACCAGTATGATAATATTCCCAAGTATCGGTAATCATATTAAGTTTACGACTACTTAACTTAAGACCTTCAACAGCCATCCAATTACGACCAATAATCATAGAATAATCAATATTCATTTGAGCACGACGATTTTCTTCTTCTTCAGTCATAAATTGTTTACAAATATATTTCATAACGCCTTTATCAGACATCTTAATAATAGAAAGTCTTTCACATTCTTGTCCAAAATTAAAAGCAAATTTATGACTAATACCAAGAACTTCATTAGCTTGGTTAATTTTATTATGAATAGATTGAGTATGTCTAAAAGTTACAATATTATTAGCTCCTCGAATAGCAGCATTCAAAGTATTTTGACATATAACTCGAATAGGAGTAAATAATATTTTGACACCACTTGAACCATCATGTGTATTAGTAAATACAAGATAAGTTTCAATAGGGTCTTTACCTTTTACAAGAATATTATCAGGAAGTTTAGCACTAACAAATATTCTTTCACCATTACCAAATGCTCCAGCAGTTTGCCAAATAGCTTTATTTGCACCAATAGCTGCATCAAAGAAATTAAAAGCGTCTAAATTTTGAACAACAGTATATTTACTTTTTACATTACCAAGAGGTATATTATAATCAGTTCTATACGTAGCAAAACTATTAGGTACTTCACGATAAATATTACTTCCTTTGACAAAACCATCAGCTGCATTCATTCTATCAAGAGTATCATCAGATAAATCTTTAATAGGCATTTTAGCAACTATTTCACATTTAGCAACTTCAAAGTTAAGACCAGCCGTGAACATAACTTCACGACTAGTCTTACAATGTTCAACATTTACACTACCTTTGGCTTCCCAAGGTTTACCTTTTACACTAAACATATTATCTCATATTAATATATGGTTTAACAACAATACTTGCAACAGTTGGATTTATAATATTAGAATCAATCAATTCTTTAACCTCAATAGGATTAAGACAAGGTTTAGAATTAATAGCTTCATCATTATCCAAACTTACTTGAAGTATTTCAACTTTGTCTCGTTTAATAAGATTAGCTATTTCAATACTAGCATTAAATTCAATTTTAACACAATATAAATCATCTACTATAAAATCAGGGTCTTCTTCTTGAAGAAAACCATTTTCACGAGCATGTTTATTAATCCAATTAATAACATTATCGGGGTTAAAATCAAAATCATCATAATCATTAATAAGGCAATCGTTATCATTAAGATAAGTAGCCCAATTTTTAAAACATTCTGCAAGAATTTGTAACCTATGTTCATCTACTTTAAGTCCTTTTCGATTAACAGTATAAAATTTAAAAGTATCGGTACTATAAGTTTTATTACCAGATTTACCATAATCTCCAAACTCTAATACAGCATTAAGAATACTATTATTAAGTTTATCAACAATATTTCCTTTAGTCTTTTTAGCAGCTTGAAGACGTTTAATTTCATTAGAACACATTTCTTCTTGATATTTAAGAACAAGAATAGCTTTACGATAATTATCAAGTTTATCTTTCATTTCTTGTTCTTTAACTTCAAATTGTTGAAGTTGTTCATCAGTAACTTCACCACCTTGAACTTCAATATCTTCTATAATATTACGAAGTTCATTACTAATACTAAATAAATTATCCATATAGCTCTTTAATTTTATTAGTTACATGTTTAAACTCATTAACAGTAAGTTTTCTATTAAATCTAAAAATACCTAGTTTATAAAAAAAATGTCCAAGAGAAGTACGAACTTTTTTATTTGATTTACCATTATAAGTAATAATATCGTACTTCATCTTGAACCATTGTTTATTTATTTTGTTCATACTTTTCATAATGAACACCTTTTTTATCAGGACGACAACGACATCGACATTCAAATTTGTCAGTAAACATATCACTTAAACAACCATGATATTTATTATCAAATATGCAAGATTGACAACTATATCTATCATTTTCAAAATCGTCTTCAACACATATTACATCATATTTAAGAGCATTGCTACAAGCAACTTCTCCTACATTTAGAATTTTATTCGTATTAATATCTATTAGACATTACAGGAACAACATGGTCTTTAAGTTTACCACAAGTCTTGCACTTACTTATTATATTAAGTGCTTCAACTTCACCACGAGTATTCTTTATTTCAACCTCTTTATAAGGTTCATAATTATGAATACCAAGAATACATTTAAAAGTTACTAAATCAGCCATAACTTATAATTCATATCCAAGTTCATTAATTTTATTTCTAATAATACCTGCCAAAATTTTGGCATTTTCATGAGATTTACCTGTAGTTCCATAATATCTTAAATTAATAATTCGTTTCCAAATATCAATAGGATAAGTATATACAACTACAGTTTTAGTATCTAATGGTAAAACACCACGAGCATCTTGTTTAGGTAATCCTAAAAGAACAAGTTCTTTATAATTAGTAAAACCTTCAATACAAGCCCAAACATATTTATAAAGAGGTTTATTATTATGAATCCATTCATTAGATAAAGAACTAGTAACATTAATAAATGTAGCATCTTCTGATTTCATCCAATGAGGTCTAACAATTTCACCTTCTTCATAACAATATCGAGTACTGCGTTCAACAATATTATTAGGACTAACACGATTAAATTCCCTACTAGTACTAATTTGAGTAACACATTTAAAAGTAAGCCAACAAAGTTGATAACCTAATTCAGTATTACTAAAATGTTCATAAGAAACTTCATATTCTTTTAGACATTCATAATATTTATAATGGTCTATAGCAAAATGATGATTAAAATTTATATAAAAGTTATTATTATCACGAGCAACTCTAACATAAGGACTAACTTCATAAATTAAATAAAATTTATGAGCATCAACATTACTTCTAGGAACAATAAAATAATGAATCCAATGACGAAATACACTATAATGTCTAGAAGCGATAAGGCTTTTAATAAGAATATTATCTTTATCTAGACCCCCCGTAGAAGATGGATTGGAACCATCCACATCCTTACCATAACAAACTCTTGCTATATTAGCAATATGATTTATCATATCAAATCCATTCTGAAGTATAACTTCAGCTTTAGGTTCAATTATTTTCATAACTTATCTAACTTTATCAGTAATTTCAATTTTATCAGTTTTAACTGTAGACCACATAAATTCTACTTCGTCCATCTCAAAACCATAATCACGAAGAAGATTTTCGATAACTTTATTTTCATCTTCTTCATCAACATCTATTCGATAGATTTTACCGTCATTATAATTAAGAACATAAATATATTCTTTCATAACTCTTGTTTTATAAATTCTAATACTCTATAAAATAAAGTCATAAGACTTCCATCATTATTAATTATAAAATCGTATTCAAAATTAAGTTCTTCACTTGGATGATTATCTTTAGTAAGATTAGGACGTTCAACTTTAATAATAATACCTTCAGCATTATGAATAGCTTCAGATTCATTACCAAATCTTACATCACTAATTAAACAATACTTATTCCTATTTCTAATTTTATTAGCTCTACGAATAGTATCTTCAATCCAAACTTCGTCATAAAGTTGATTACGACCAATTTCAGTACCAAACCATTGCATTAAAGTTCTAAGTTTAATACAAGCATTAGTATTCATATATTGATTAAGACCAAAATTAGTATTAATCATTTGATTATGAATAATAGTTGTATGTTCTCTTTGAGCAGTTTCAATAGTTACAAATTGTCTTTCTTTTAAATAAAAATATAAAGTATCTTTATAAGCTCTAGAATCAAAACATTCTCGTTTAATGCCAAATAATCTACTTAGAATATCTTTAATACCATCAGCAAAACCAATAGTTTGTTTTTTATAAATAGTATTATTAATACCATTTACAATCCATTTATTATAATCTACTTTCATAATACCATTTCTCATAATATAATCAATGATATTACAAACTGTATCTTTACCACTATTGCGTAATCCAGATACACCTATTAATAAATCCTTTTTCATTACTTACTTTATTTGTTTATTTAAATATATAATTAATATATTAGAAACCAATAATTTTTTTTTAGTATTTTAAGCCCATTTGAGACATTCAAATTAAAAATGGATAGATTGTTCATGTTAATACTAAAAATGCCACAGAACGAACGAGAAGTGCCAAATTTGGCAAGTCCGACCATAAATTAGTCCATGAAAAAGCCCAACCACCAAATTGATGATTGGGCATGACCAACTTATTCAATACTATAAACATCATAATCATCATTAGCTTCAACATTAGTAAAAACAAAATTAGTTCTATCACTATATTGAAAATAATGTTTATGACCAATAGGACAAATCTTATATCGTCCAAAGTCGTCATAATCTAAACGACGACATTCATTATGAAACTTAGTATTACCAAAAGCAATAAATCTATCATAATCTTGAATATCTGGATTAAACTTTTGAAGTTCTACAAAATATTTATATCCGGTAGGTAGTTCTCGACTATAAAGAATATTCTTTTTAGCATCATACCAAGTTCCAGCTTTAGATACTTTTATTTTAATTACATCATAACCAATAATACACATTTAATTAATTATTCTATTAGTTTTACTTCCTTTACATGGAAGGGAACACGTCTTATTCCCGAACGCTCCCCATACGTTAGATATATCATCTTCCCTATATACTTTTCTTTATTTTCTAATATATCAGCTTGACGACTAGTTGTATAACTAAATCTAGTTTCAAATAATTCATCATTAATATCATTACGACAAAGAATAATTGGAAGATAACGACTCTTTTCAGGATAAATATTTACTATTTGAAAATTACCTTCATGTACATCTTTATACTTGACCATATATCCAGCACGTCTCTTACCAAATTGATAATCGACATCCGGATTTCTAAGAATAACTCCTTCAAAACCAGCATTAATAAATTGATTACGATATTCAGTAGCTTTATCTTTATTATCTACTTCATAAATAGGAAGAACATTAAATAAATTTTGATTATTAATATGTCTATCATAATCAATATTTTCTTTAATTCTAAATCCTTCTAAAACAGTATATAGATAATTAAATCTAGTTTCTTGACTAGAATCAGGAATAATCAAATCATAACACCAATATTGAAGAAGTTTATTTTGAATACAATTAGGGTCTTTGACAAAATGGTCAATAGCATTTACACTATGACCAGGTAAATATATTTCTCCATCTAAAGCCCAACCATCATTAATCATGTGATTAATAATATTAGTTGGAAGATATTGAAACATAAAACTAGCAAGAGTATCTAATGTATGCCAAAATGTACCTTCACGACTTTGAAAAGTAAATTTATAAGGACTAAACATATCATCAGCAGGAATAGCACGAATAATACATCTTAGACCATTAATCTTCCATTGACCATAATAAAGAGGAACTTTCTTAAAAGTATTTTTATCAAAAGCCTTAGCAAGCATAGGAAGAAGAAGACCATTAGCGTCATATCTATCATGTTCAAGATAAGTATTAAGCCAATTATAGAGAATTGGGTCATCTCCTTCTCCTACGGGGGGTCTAAAATTATCATCCTTGATTTCATCAATAGGTCTATAACCTGTTTTACGTTTATCATTATATCTACTTTTAATTTCAGCATTAGCATCTTTTAGTTTAACAGGATATTTTTCAGTAAGAATTTTACCTCCAACATTTCCATATTGAACTATAATTTTACCATCAGCATCAATAAAAGCTCGCCATTTACAAGGCTTACCAATATTATTTCGTCTATATAACCATTCGTTCATATCTTAATAATAACATTATCTTTAGTTAATATTCTAGTAGCTTTAGGCTTAGCTTCTCGTTTCTTTTTAGTAACAATAGGTTCAATAATTTCAGCACCAGTAATTAAATCTCTAGACTTAATACTTGTAGCTATTCTCTTACCCCCCGTAGAAGGAGAATTCTTAGCTCCTTTCTTCTTAGTATAAATAACAGGAGGATTATCTTTTTCAAATTCTAAGTTAGTAATATGTCTTTGTTCAAGTTTTCCTCTATATAAATTACATTGTTCAACAGTAACAAAATTATTATCAATAGCCATATTAAGAATCTTATTAAATGCTTCCATTAAAAAATTATATCTATAATTAATAGTTTGCATAATTCTTCCAATAGGAGTTATTTTTGTACAATCTAATTCATTTAGAATATTATCAAGAACTTGAAAATAAGATTTACCAATAAGCCAACTTTCAACTAGTTTTTCTTCATTTTTGTCCATAAGGATAAATTTGTTGTCGATAAATAATAACTCTTTTAGGACGACCAACTAATGTATAAGCATAATCCCATACAAGTAAAGGATTAGTACTAAATATAAAAGTAGGAGGTTTAATAACTTTATATTGTTCATTTATATTAGAATGAATACAAGTTCCATTTTCATTTACCAGATTAAATCTGATAATAGCTCTAGCATCTTCTTCATTAGAAGAATTTACTTCTCCATAACAGTATATGGAATCTTTTGACACATTAAGAATATCATCTTCAACAACAAGATTAATACTTTTTTCGTCATCAAGCTTTTCTTCTTGTTTTTCAGTAATACTTTGCATATAAACATTATAATATTTACCATTATGTTTAATACGGCAAAGAACTGTTCGAGACCTTATCCCTAATAGATTGATTATGTCTTTCTCGTTCATCTTCTATAATCTTAATTGTTTGATTAATAAGATTAAGAATAGTATCATCACTATATAAATTCCTAAGTTCAGCAAAATCTTTAGCTTCATAACTTCTAGGAATTATAATAGGAAATATATTCCAATCATCTCGATATTTAATAGCACACATATAGCCAGCTCTATCATTATCAAATAGACTAACTATCATAGAAGTTTTACTCCTAATAAAATTATATTCTTGTTTAGTAAGAATATGAGTTTCGCTAGGAATATTTACAATACCTATACTAAGTTCATCATTGGAGACCCCCCGTAGAAGATGTGTATGTATAAATTCATCTAGACTAATTCTATCTTTACTCGATTTAGTAATTACAATAAAATCATAATTATCTAATTCAAGATTCCATACACCTTCAATATGATTACAATTAGTAATAAAGCGAACCTTATTATGTCCTCTTTTAGGAAAATATAATTTCCAATTATAAATACCTCTACTATCTTGACCTAGAAGATAAGCATAACAAGGGTCGCTTTTGTCATACACATATTTACTCTCAGGATTAATTTTTCTATTAATCCAATATTCCTGAACAGGATAAACAAATCTACTATTAAGAAATCCAAGACTAACACCAAATTTAGCCCAATAATTTTTATCATTATTATTCCAACTTCTATAGGCTACTTCAATAATATTCTTTTTATTCTTTATAGTAGAAATTGCATTATTAATGTCAGTAATTACACGTTCATCTTTATCTTTTCCATATATAATATTTTTAAATGTATAAGCACAATGTCTAAGACAAAACATAAAATCATGTTTATTACTAACATCAAGTTCTCGTTCAGTAATAGTAGACAATACATAAGCAATAATATCCCAAATATCTCCCCAGAAATAACCAGCAAAATCTCTAGCTTTAAGTTGTCTTTTATTATTATAAGCAAAACCAAAACTAGGATGTTCATCTTCTCGAAGAGGACTACAAATAGTACGTCCTGTCTGAACACACCATTCAACTGTTTCTATTGGTATATTGAGATATGTACTAGCAATAAGTTCCTGAGAAACTTTACTAAGAATATAAGTCTTAGTAAGTTTAGCATTAGCAACACCTCGTCCCATTGAAAATCAATCATTTGATATTAAAAAACCCGTTATCTAATATATAGATAACGGGTCATGTAAACAAATGCGCTAATACTCTGAAAATGATTGATTTAATTGGCACAAACTGTAAGCATCAGCATTAGCAACATTTATAACTTAAAAAGGCATTTCATCACTTGCAGTTGGGTCTTGGAATTGACTATAATCTACAGGAGCTTGACCAACATTCATATCTGGAGCACCACCAAAGATAGGATTAACACCACCAACAGGAACACCGCCTGCAACACCCATAGGATTAGCTGGGGCAGAAGGTTTAGTTTCCCATTTTTGAGGAATAATACTTTCTTTAGACGGGTCTACACGAAGAGTAGGAACAACTTCTTTTTCCCACTTTTCGATAATACCTGTACCAATAAAAGTAGGAAATCCTAAATCACCAGTACTATTACCGCCACGAATAACAGGTTGCCATTTATTCTTATTCTTAACAAAACGAAGAAGTTTAAGCCAATACCAAGTTTTCTTACCATCCTTATTAACATAACAAGGTTTAGGAGCAGCATTAGGTTCAAGATTCCAAGTACCATTTAACATAGCTGCTGCATTAGAAAATACTTGTTTATAACCAGCAATAACTTCTTTAACATCAACAGGTTCATAAACGAACTTGTTATCATCAGTTACACTAAAATCCTCAAATGGAAGAGTTAAAGCATCTTCTTCTTCAGGAGTTAATTGACGACCTTGCAAATAACAAACATCAAGAAGATGTTTAATCATTGCATTAACATTATCAACTTTCCAAGCATCTTTAGCAAATGGAATAGTATCAGCCGTACTTTCAACAGCCATTAGACGAATATAAGCCCAACGCCATTTTTCAGGAGTATCATGTAAACTATGAAAGTTTACTATAAATACAGGAATAGTTTCACCTGCAAATTGAGGCATACCATCACTACCGGCATTGATGGTAACTTCCTGCACATCTACAGAATCAATAACTCCCGTAAACAAACCATTAACTCGATTAGCAAGACTTTCGTCATACTTTAAACGACTAACAGTTCTAGTTTCATTAGTAATACCTCTTCTGAACTTTTTCTTTGGTTGTTCAGTCATAGGTTGTCCTTGTACTTCATCAGCAGGTTTACCTGCATTTACACCATTTGTTGCAACATTTTCTGGCATAATTCAATCAATTTATTAATTAAACATTACTAAAAACCCTCCTATCAATAATAATATCAATAGGAGGGTCATAATTTCAAAACCTAAATATGGAAAAACAAGAGTTTATTCTTTAGTATTACGAACGATAGGGTCTTCGTCCACAGCAGGAGCACATTCTGTTCCAATAAATGGAAGAACAGTAATTTCTACTTCTTCATAACCGTTATTAACTTTAATCTTTTCAGCTTGTTCAAGATTAATGTTATAAATACGATTCTTCTTAGAAATAGCATCACCCAAATCAGCTTTAATAGTACTCCAAACAGCAGAATCAGTAAAATTAAGAGTAGTACCAACACCCATCATCTTAGCAGAATTAGCACACTTACTACCAGCAAAAGAAGGAACTTCTTGACCAGATACTAACTTAGAAAGAACTGCAATTAACTCATCTTCTGTAATATCAGGACGAGAAATAGAAGCAATCATTTCTTCATTGTTAGAACCAAGAACAGACTGACGAAGTTCAGCCATATTGTTCTTTACATAAGCAGTCTTTTCTTCTTTAGTAAGACGTTCTTTGATAGTCTTAACATTACCCTTAGAATCAAATTCTTGAATACCCTTAGCGATATACCATTCGTCAAATTCTTTATGAATAGCAAGACGAGCAGCAGGGTCTGCTACATCAAGACCATTAGCTTGACAGAATTGCATAATCGGTGCAATATCTTCATTAGAAGGATTCATAATAGCTTCATTAATTGCTGCATCAATCATAGCAACATTATTAATGAACATTACATAATCACCATGCTGGATAGCCAAAAATTTACTTACAGGAGGAGTAATACGAATACCACCCGGAGTAGAAGTAAAAATAATTTGAGGTTCAACAACTGTTTGACGCTGACCTGCATTAACTACTGTAACACCAAAATTCAAATTACCAAAAGTTTTCATAACTTTAAAACGTTTTAAATTTAACAATAATATTAATTGGAATAATAATGATTTCTTTAATCAATTCTTTTAATAACATAATTTTCTCTATCATTTAAAAGAGAAATTTCAGAAAGTAATGCTTTACTAAATTCAAGATTATATTTTTTACTATAATCAGAACCTTTTAAAGCACTTTCAATACTTTTTTCTACTTCATTCATGCTATTTCTATTACATCAGTATCAGTAATATCAATATTATTAATTTGTTTAAGTTCTGTAAGTTCCATACAACCCATAAGTAAATCGCTAGCAATTTCACGAGCACCATAAACAAATGCTCTATGACTTATCATAATTCTAGCATATTTCTTATAAGTATCTTTAGAAAAAGCATCAGCAGTAACAGCTTCAGAATAACTATAATGACCAAGAGCTTCTACAAGTTCAAGTTTACCATTAACGTTAAAGTATCTTTTAAACCAATAAGAAGTTCTATAATCACTAGGAACAGCAGGTATTCTAAAAATTGGTATTTTCTTTTGTGCAATTATTTGTTGAGCATGTTGTTTATTTAAAGCTACAACAAAATTAGAATTAAGTTGATAATCTTTATAAATATTACCGTCGTATCCTTGATAGAAACGTACAGGATAAACATAAAGATTATCTATACCATTTTTATTATCTTCTTCTGTTTTAGCATCAGCTTCTTTTTTATTCTTACATTTAATAGCATCAACTGGAAGTTTATCTTCAACAAAGCTATTCCAACCATCTGTATATTCATACAGAGGAATATAATCTTCTTTTACGCCAAACATTATTCCTGCCTTTGATAGAATAGCTTTTATTATATGTACATCAATACCTGTTTTACCATTAATAACATGAATATGTTCAAGACAAGTACTAAAAGGAAGACCTAAATCTTGAGCACGCATCATAATAGCTAAACCATCTTCAATAGTTTTAATACCACCTTTGTCTGTTTTAAGCATTCGTTTAAGAAAAACTTCAGCTTTAGCAACATCTTCAGGATTAAGAAGATTTATATTATTGACTGATTCATGTTTAATAGCAATAGGATTAACATTTGTCGAAGACTTAGCAACAACATTAGACGTAGCTGTTGTCGCTTCTACATCTTTAACCTCTCGTTCGTCCATATTTCAAAGACCTCTTGTTTGATTATTACACTACAAATATAATACATTATTTTAAATCTATAATAGTACAGCACCAATATTTTCATCAAAAGTTATTTCTTTTTCATGTGCATGTACATGATAAGAATTACTTTCTTTTACTTTTTCAAATGCTTTTTCCTCAATAGTGTTTTCTATATAAATCTTATAAATATTAGTAGGAACTTCACCTAAACTAACTTTATTAAATCTATATTTAAACTCCCACCAATCAGCAAACATAGCACTTGTAAAAATAAACACGTCTGACGTACATTCCAGCTCATCTGACGAAGCATTTTTGATGCTAAGTACATTTATACCACCTTGTTGAATAGCTTGCTCTACGAGGCTTGAATTAGGTCGATACGGCACGACCCCACACAACTTGAACCGTCTAACATTATCAGTACTAATAAATTGAGCTTTAACAATTCTAGGTTTACCCTTATTAATACCAGACTTAACAAAAATAGGATTACCATTAGTATCAACAGCTTGTTTCGGAGGAATAGCATCGTGATATTCACCAACAGCAATACCATTTTTATTAAGATATTCATAGACAGTATGAGCAAACTCACCACGTTTACTAACAATAATAATTCTCTTATCAGAATTTTGACGAACTATATCAAGAATAGCTGGCAATTTACAACTAGCATCAGTAAGCATATTAGAACGTTCACGCATAATATTATATGCAGTTTCAGCTCTTAATGCAATACTACCCGGATTATACATATCATCTATTTGTTTATTAAATTCAGATGTACAATCAAGATATTCATGCCAACCATTTTCGCGAGCAATATGGTCGCAAATAGTTTCTTTACCAATATTAAGTTCTTTATCACCAATTCTAGCTTGATTAATTCTATCAAAACTTCCAAATATTTTTATAGTTTGAGTAATATAATCACTATATTTTTCATATTTAACAAAATCATCAGCATCAAAAGTTACTGGCACTCTCCATTCCTCTACGGGGGAATTGTCACGAACTACATTAGCTTGACTATTAGTAATTACATTATCAATTATAGGAAAATGAGAACTAATACCATTAGTAATTTGCTTATCATTAACTTTCCTATCAAGAATAACAAACCTAAATTTAGATTGTTCTATAATTGCAACAGTATTTTTTAATAATACAGTAAAACCAATAGCTATACAAACATCATATTGATATTTATACATAGGATTAATATATTTAGTAGTAACAACAATTACACTATCTAATAATCCATTTTGATTAAGATATTGTCTTACAGTATTATAATTAACATATTGACAACATAGAATAAAAACTTTACAATTAGGATTCTTATTCCTCATAAGTTGAATGACATGAATAGCTAACTCATAAGAATTAACAGGATTAATAGCATAAGTACTACCAATACCTTTTTGTTTTCTCCATTTATTAGCTATTTTATCATATAATTCTACTTTATTCATTCATCAAAAATTTGATTATAATATCCACTTAATTTACGAATACGAGTTTTACCTTTACCTTTAGGAACAATTCCTAATTTAATAGGGTCAATAATTTTTAATGCTTCTTGATAATAATATTTATAACTAATATTTCTATTAGCAATATTTATATCATCAAGAGTATTTAAGATTGTAACTCGTTTACCAGCAGCTAATCGACTTTTAATACTAGAATCAGAATTATGTACTTTCTCAATAACTTCACCATCAGTAGAAATATAAAATCGAACATATCTTTGATAAGGAATATGAACAACATTACCATCTACAATTTTGACAACTTCAACATGATAATTTTTACCAATATTTTGAGTTTTACAAAAATCAAGAATATCAGTACATTCACGAAGAGTTTCCATTATTGATTTATTATTAAGAAAATAATTTTCTACAGCTTTAGCAACAATAGGAGCATCATAACCTTTAGATAAATCACGAATATACATTTTAGGATTAAAATCTCCTTTATAACTTACTTTACTATTTGTTTCTTGGATTAAATAATTATTTATATTTGTATTAATATAACATCGATATTCTTCACTATCAGCACCAAGACCGGTATATTGTTTCCAATTTTCTGCAATAGTATTGAAAACTTCTCGTTTATTATCATAAAGTTTAATGACAATACCATCAGTATTAGCTGAAACAACTTCAATTCCATTAAGTTCAAGTTCTTCACAAAGCATAAGAATCATAAGTTGTCCATTAATAGTAACTTTAAGAGTTGCCATTCTATCATATAAATCACCATGTTCAAAACTAAATTTACCATAAATAGAATTAATGACAATCTTTAAAGCCTCAGCCATTAACTTAGATGGAATGCCATCAATAAGACCTTCAGTATGTTTAGCTTTAACTCTAGTATCTTTAAGCCAAGTTACCAATTTAGTAAATATAGCTTCATTAAGATGTGCAGGAGCAATATGATAAACACTCATAATACTAGGATAAAATGATGCACTTTAACCTTATAACTTTCGTTATAAGCCTGACTATATCTTATTCTTGCTTATTACCATAACCAGAACTTAATATATTACCTTTGGAATCAGTATATCTCCAAAGATAACCATAAGCTCTTTTTTTATTACCATTACAAACAGAACTTATAACACTAATAGTATATCCAAGTTCTTTATGAATTTGTCTAACAGAATCCCAAATTTTAATAAGTGTACCATCAAGAGTATATTGAGCAACATAATTACTCTTTAATTTACTCATTTTTTCTCTATATTCTTTAGTTTTATGAGTAGATTTATTACTACTACCATAATTTTTTTTAAGATTATCATCCATATAATGATGACTAATCTTTAAATTATATAGATTATCAATACCTATTTCAATTTGTTTTTCTCTTTCTAATCTAATCAAATCTTCTTTATCACATTCAATATAAATACCATGTTCAAAATTATCTAATCCATATTGATTAAATTCATCTTGCATACTTTTATTATTATGAACTCCTCTAAATAATTGATTCATGTGTTTAGAAAGTCTCATTCTAATATCGGTACTAGCACCAACATATTCTCTTTTAGTAATTTTATTTCGTACATAATAAATACCAACTTTATTATTATACTTAGTAAAATCACCATAAGCAAAATGATGACCACTACGAACTAAACCATAAACTTGTTTTTTAACAGGTTTGTTAGGATTAAATACAAATTTACTTTTGTCTATCATAACTCTATTAAATTTTAATTTTGAACAAAGATAATATCTTTTGGATAATTTCAAAATGATTTATGCAAGAATCTTCGCGCTTCCACATATAATATATGTGTACTCTCTTTCGAGATAGTCGATGAACTTTACTATTATCATGTTTCACAACATAATGAGTAGTCTTAGCTGCTGATTGTCATATAATAATAGTTTTTCAAGCATTCACACTTAGATTTTCATCTTATGTTGTAGCACTATTATCTTCACGATGTTCCAGCAGTTCACGAAGTTTTTAACGGGACACCGCATCACTAATGTCCCAATGTACATAAGTATAACCATCTTGACCCCCCGTAGAAGGAGAACTACTATACAAAGCTCTTGGAGGGTCTTGACTATGAAGTCCTCCAGTAGCTACAGTATAAGTAAGATTACCTATTACAACATTTCTTTCAAAAGCATCTTTACTAACTTTAGTAACTTTTACCTTCTTAATATCATTAAGAAATTCTTGAAGTTTAGGAGTCTTAAACCTAATAATAGGAAAGATAACTTTATTAAAACTCATAATAGTTCTTTCAGTTTTCTTTCCTTTCCATTGACTTGGATGAAGACCACTAAATTCACTATAAAACTTTTCAAAAAGTCTATCTGCAATATTACTACGACTACTATTTAAAAGATTAACTTTATAACTATGACTTAAACTATATCTAAGTTTAATTTCATCAGTAAATAGTCTAGTAATTTCAGCTACAATAAAAACATCATTCTTATTATAGTGCATCATAGGTTTAATATACTCATCAAGAATATATCTATCCCATGTTTGAACTCTCTGATTAAGTTCTTCGATAGTAGCTCCTTTATAAGGATAATTACCATGAACTTCTAAATTCCTATAAATATCAGCATCAGCCTCACAAATAGGAGGCATTTCATATTCTAATAGTTCATACCATTTAAGATTAATACTAACTTGTTTAAGTCCTTTTGGTACAGGAATACGAGTACCATCTTTATCAACGATAACACTTGCTTTATTAAGAGCAAATATTTTCATTACATCAAGACTAACATAAGGAAGCTTATAAGTTCTAAGAACTTCAATAGCATAATCTTTTACATGGTTATCACTATTTTGTAATTCAATTATTCTTTTACTTGTATTATAAAGATAAGTTATTAATTCTTTTGTATTATCACATCTCAAAACATTACTAAGTAAAGCAGCAATCATTAGATTATCATAAGCCTGATTATTATAACCAAACAAATCATGTCTTACATCTTTAGTAGCAACAAGATTGTTTATATAATTAATCATTGGAAATAGTTGGCTATCATCTTTATCAGTTATATAAAATTGTGTAGAATTAACTTTATCAAGTCTAGCTTTAATTTCAGTTACACTTAATTTTTCAGTTATAGGAATAGGTTTTCCTTTATCATCTACACAATCTTTAAATACTTCCATAAAATCATTAATATCAACAAATGTAATACTAAAGAAATTAGGAAGAACTTCTGTGTCAAATCCAATAGCTTTAACCACCATGACTTATAATAAGACTATGTTTTGCTCTACTAAATGCAACGTAAACTCTTCTAAGAACATCATCAACATTTGTATAAACATTACCGTTCTTATCATATAACATATCATTTAAATCTACAAATACATTCTCATAAGTAGAACCTTGACTTTTATGAGCAGTAATTGCAAATCCATAATCAATATCACGTTCAAGAACAATTTTATTAATGTCATTCTTATCAAGTATATTAGTACAAAGAAGATATTTATTTTTAAAATCATAATATTTACGCCAAAGTTTAGTTCTAGCATAACTATCTTCTTCATTAGTAGCCGCCTTAATCATATCAGTAACCATTGTATAATACTTTATAAGAGTATCACGATGCTTATGATTAATAATAAGAATAGGCGGAGTAACTTTACCACCATGAATAGCTTGAAACTTAATCATTATACCATGAAAACCATATTTTTGGTCTACAAAATCACTAATGTCTTTTACAATATATTCTTCACTATTAATAAGTATTTGACTATTAAATTCATCAACAAGATTCTTATAACTCATAACTAAATCATTCTTAGTAAGAACAGATTTATATGCGTCTTTAACAATAATATTACGAACATAATTATTCCAACCACTAACAGCTACATTTGTATAAGCTATTACACGATATAAATCAATATTATTAACATATTCTGGATTATTAAATTCTCTAGAAATTATATTAACAAATTGATTTTTTGGTACAACAGTATATCCTTCACCAATCTCATTAAAATTATTAGGATGAAGATTAAGATAATCAATAAAACGATAAGTCTTATTCTTTATATCGTCTCTAATAATTTTAAGTAAATCAGTTATAGGATTATTAGCTTCTTGTCTAACAATCTCTTTCAGAAAATAAATATCATTACTATTAGCAAATGCAATACTTCTACGTTCATTAACTGGACTTAATTGACTTGCATCACCAATAGTAATAACTTTACATTGTTTACCTCTACAAACTTTTAAAAGATAATTATATAACTTACTTGGTATCATACTCGCTTCATCAACAATAAGAAGTCTAGTATAATCTGTATTACTTTGAAGTTTGTTTTTACCAATAGGGTCAAATTGAGGTCTTACAGGGTCAAAGTTTTCAAGACTAAGATTAAGTCTTAATCCTAATAAACTTTGAATAGTATCAACCTTTTTACCTTTTAAAGCATTACTAAGCACTCTACAAGCTTTATGTGTAGGTGCTGCACAACGAATAATAGAATTACTAAATTTACAATGTCTAATGATATAGTTCGTAATAAAAGTTTTACCAGTACCACCAGCTCCACTTATACTACGAACAAAATCATTAGATGAAAAAGGCTGTGCAATGAAATCAATAATTCCATCGACAGCCTTTTGTTGAGACTTAGTGAAAACTATTTCTTCATTGTCATTAGAAATACTATTTCTACTAACAATATCAGCCATTTGAATTTTCTTTAAGTTCTCTTAGATTAATAAGATATTCGAGCCATTCTTTAGTAGCATCTCGAACTTCTTCAACACAACTTAAGTTATACACTTTAATAATATGAAAAACAATTTCATTTCTTATTTGTATAACTTTACCTTTGCAAACTAATCCGGGTGCAAATGGAAGATAAAAACGATTATCCATCTCAATTCTATGGTCAATATCTCGTATAATTTTAATATGATGACCATATTCATCAAGTTTTTTAAGATAAACCTCTTTCTTACCTTTACATTTATAACAATCAGGATTTATATTATATATTTTATCTTCACAAAATACAAAATAAATTCCATCTTGTCTGCACCTTATAATACCTTCAGCATTATCTTTAATAACTTCTGGTACTAGTCTAGGTTTTCTGTTTTTAATCTTAAGCCAAGGATTAAATACAGGTGGTTTAATAGACATAACATAACTTACTTAACTTTGTTAAACTTCTTCTTAAACACCTGCTTTACGTCCTTAGCAATCTTAATTTGATTAGCTTGTTTAGTTTCTTTCTTAGCTTTCTTTTTACTAACAACTTCATCAGTATTAGCATTTGTTGGACGCTTAACTGATTTCTCATTAGCAAAATACATTACATAGCCACAATAATGAACAAGAAAATCAATCTTGCCATAAGTGCCATTACCAACTAGAGGAGAATCTTTCTTTACAAAAATAGATTTATTACCCTCATTAACATTCACATCTCTGTTCTTTTTAAGCGCATGAACAGTACTCGCTTCATCACGATTTCTCATTTTACGCGAATTTTTAATTAAACATTTAGTTATTTATATCATCAACAGAAAAACTGTCGATTTCTTCTTTTATTTGTTTATTATTTAAACCAAGAATATCAGCATAAGTGTTTAGGTCATTACAATACATTTGCCAACTACCTATATAGCCAAATTCTTTAAAATTATAAACATAATTACCACGAAGATGTTTACCTTCATTATTTTTTAAAGGTATAATAGCATTTCGTTTAATAAGTTCAGCCTTAACTTTATTAAGACTAGAAAGAGAAAGAGGATTATCTTTATCTAGCCAATTAGCAAAATTAATCATTGATTCATTGCCTAAATAAATAATATATCTTCCTTCATCATCTTCTTTTCGCTTAGATATTACTTCTTGAATATAACGAAATAAATCATTAGCGTTAGAACTAAGTCCTCTTAATTTATGTGCATAAATCATACTCTTAACTCTTTTACGTCTATCATTTATATCATTTGTAATACCTCTACGATAATCTATTTTAATAGGTCTATTTATAAATATACTACCCATAATTATATCGTTATTTGATAGCAAAGATATAATTTTTCGATATATGAACTATCGAATTACGATATTAATTTTGCTTTTTAACTATCGTATGGCGATAGCAAATATACGAATTTTATTTTATAAACGCCTGATTCTCAAATATGATTTTTTCAGCTGCTATCGTGTGATGATAGCAATTTTTGAATCTAAAATGTTGATTATCAAATAATTATCTCGAAAAAAGTGCTCGAAAGTAAGTATATAATAGTCTCCAGCAAGCTATATACATATATTAACAATTATATTGTTTAAACACCATCATCAAAACTCCTTCAGCAATTTTATCTTTCAATATTATATAATTCTTCAATAGCATTTTTAATTAGATTACCATCAATAGTTAATATAGTATTATTATAACTATCAGTAACTAAAAGTTGTTTATTACGATTTACAGGATTAATTGTACAATCATAATAATAATTATTGCTCTTAACTCTAATAGTAAATTGTTGATAATCTTCACAATCAGGATTATAACTTACTACATAATAAACAGCTTTAATAGATAGAATTTCTTTCTACCTAAAACAAATATTTATTCATTTTCAATAGTACAAATAGTTTTGCCACCATCAGTATTTATATCAATACTTATTTTAATATTACTTTTAATATTCATTTTATTAATTGTTTAATGATTAATACTAATAGGCTCGGCTTCGCCTCGCCGACCCCCCGTAGGAGAATGATTGGAGCCAGCATATCTAGCTATATCCATAACATAAGCTATAGTATCAGGATTGGCTTAATCATCTCCTTCTACGGGGAATATGCGCAGGACGAAGTCCGAGCACTTATACATTACTACAATCAGCAATGTATAAATGTGTTCTACGGTCATTAACATGACCTTGAACAAAACTAGTTTAATGTTTCTTATTCTTAACTAAATCACGATACATTTTAGCAGCTTTCTCTGTATTATGATTAACAAATTGACTTTGTTTAATCTTAATATAACATTGAAAACCATTATCAATAAATGTAATTGCAATACCTTTATCTTCTTCAATTACATTATCGATAATTGCTAATCTACCATTATCAGCAAGAATAATATCATTGCGACGAACAACGTCTTGTTGTTTACTGTACTGTATCATCTTTCAATATTATATAATTCTTCAATAGCATTCATAATTTCAATAATCTCACGTTCGTTAAGATTATCAATAGTTTTACCTGTATCAAAATTAGCAGCAATATAATTTGTTACTGTTTGAAGAGGACAAACAATATGATTACTTATATTATCAGTAATAATAACAGGTTCATCAACATTAAATTCGTTCTTTTTTAATGCAAAAATTCTTACGATTTTATATTCTCGTCCAGCTTTAATAATATCTTTAATATGACTATCAATATAATTATTAATACTTTCGACATTCATACCTTGATTTGATAATTCATTAAGAAAATCAAAATCATATATTTTATCAAGAGTATCTCTTGATAAAACAATCTTAAAACGATTAGTAGCAATAGTTATTTGCTGTTTAGCAGCCCAATAATCTACACAATACTTATCAGTTTTAAGACAAGTATCACAATAATTTTTAGTTTCCATTTTTAAATCTTCTATATTTATATTAGTTGAACAATTAATTAATTCAAAAGTATTACTCACAACAGCTGTTATGAGATTTTCAAATTAGCTTGTTTAAGACATTATTTTTAATCGAGTGGATGAACTTATCATTTCAAAAAAGATAATGCCTCTAGCAAGCTAGAATGTGCCAAATTTGACACATAGACGTATATCGAACCATGTACACGCACGCACATACATAATAAGATATGAAGAACATCAATAGCATTATGAATAATACTATTATAAACAACAAAACCGCTACTACTTTCATAAGCAATAGCGGTTATAAAATAATATTACGTTTGGATTAAAATGTTGATGATTATTATCATTATCTATTATTAGTAATAGTACTGCGAGTTTCACAACTGGCAGTACTAACATCATGAATGATAAAAAAACTACTTATTGTTTTCTTTAATATATTTAATAAGTTCTTCTTTAGTCATACTTTCAAGATTAGGTTTAGTTTCATAATGTTCAAAAGAATTATATATTTTATAACTCAATTTACCTAAACTAGTATCAACTTCATGAACTAATTCGTCTCTACGTTCATGAAGAGCATTAAAGAACTTCTTAAGAGTTTCTTCAGTAATACCTGTTTCTTTAATAATTTCTCTTAATTCATCAGATTCAAAATTAACAATGAAATTAGCATATTCAGAAATAGTACAGATACATTTAACATCTTCTTGAAGATGAGATTTAAAATCTTTACAATCTTCTTTACTGTCTTCAACTAATATCTTAAACATATTAGTAAGAATAGTTTTATTACTAGGTTTGTTCTTTTCAATAATTGATTCTAATGTTTCAATTAATTTGTTTATTTCCATTTTATTTATTATTTTAATTGTTATAACCAAATATATCTTCATCATCAAAAGAATCATCAACTGTTTCTGGTTCCCAACCAACATTATCAAAATCTTCATCTAATAATTCACTATGAATATCAATAGTTTCAATATCCATATAATCATCACTAAATTCTGACATAATGATTATGATTATGATAAATAGTAGCTGGCTTAGTTCCTCCTTTTATGGGGAATCTAACACCAACTACATTACTACAATTAATATATATAGAAGATTAAGAATTTACATTACATTGTCATTAATTTCTTTTTCTTCTTTAGATTCTTCTACAGTATTACCATTTATTTCATTATCATTATCATTGTTGGTAACACCATCAACAATTTTATTTTCTTCTAAAATAAATGTTTCAATAGTTTTTTGACTATCTTCAGCGAAACTCTTGAATGCACCTACAAGAGCATTAATAAAAAATTGTTCTCGATAAGTATATTCACGTTTAAGACCATTAACAACAAGACTGAATTTATTCCAATCAGTAAAATCAATATATCTGTCTTTATCAATTTCAGGATTTACAATACCTTGTTGAATAAAATAATTCATAATATTTAGAGCTGTATGACGACGAACACCATGATTAAAATGAATAATCATACTAAGCTCAACAACATGATTAGGAATATTAAAAGGAATTTTAAATTTTCTACGAATACTAGATTCAATCTTACCTTTAGCATTATTTATTTTCATAACTACAACATATATTTAAACATTAATACTATGACAAATATAACATATAATTACGAAAATGCAAATACTAATGAATATTTTTATTCGGTATTGCTGTAATTATTGCTATTAGGTCATGTTCTCAAATGTTAATTGCATGAATAATAAATATAATAACATAATGATTTATTATTATATTATGCTTATCAATACTATTAAATTTATATTAAACAGTTTCATAAGTAATGTGGATATTACTATCCACACTACTTATATTGCTATATCATTATCCCATGTGAGATTTAAACATATCTTTAATCATACTTCGTTTCGCATCACGAATATCTTCATTAGTTTCACCATTAACTCTAATAGCGATAATATGATTAATAAATGTGTCATTACTCATTTTAGTCTCATTATTACGAGTACTAAAAGGATTATGATATAATTGACCAGCTTTTACAGGCTGACTAACTACATCAATAGTAGCACCAGCCATAATAGCTTCAAACACCTTGGCATTTTCTACAAGAGAATTACCAATCCATGCAATAGATTCAGTGTTTTTAATAACACCGCCTAATGCGAAATTAGAACTAAAGATAATGTTTCTAGTTCCTTCTTTAAACACTCCGTTAGAATCAGCAACCATAGCACGAATAGGTCTATTTATAGTCAAATTGACCATAAAATAATTCTCCATTTCAGTAACTTTTGCAGTCTTTACTTTAAGATTACGATAATATTCATTACCGTCAGCTTTAATAAGACTTTGAACAATAGTTTCATAAGTGCTTGGTTCTTCAGGATTAGCATTATCTGCTTCATCCTCATTCTTTTCTGCTGCTTCTAATTCAGCATTATCTGCTTCATTCTTAGCCTTTTCCTTTTCTGCTTCTAATTCAGCATTTACTAATTTAGTAGCTTCTTCTACTGATAAACCTGTTGCTACTATTTCTGCAATTCTTGCTTGAACTTCTTGTGCGTTCATGTCTAAGTCTCCTATTACTATCATCATTAGTAGGAATGATGATGTTTTATGTTTATAATATTTATAATTGGATAGATAACACCTACTTATCATCTATCCAATATTTATATTGATTATGAGTGAGTTCTAAACAAAAATAGTATTATTAGAAATAAATCTAATAATACTATAAATAATCATATATGTGCTATTAATTGAATTAATATCAACAATCCAAATGATGATAATAATAATTTAGCACATAATTTACCTTTTTCGTCTAAAGCTGCTGCAATTAATGCAGCAAATTCTGTTAAACCCATAATTATGGACAGGATTATGAGAATGATATTTATAATCATGATTCTACTAATTTTAATACATGTTCTCCATATAAATATAGAACTATCATAATTGTAATTATTAGTTATTGTGATGATGAAGAAAGAGATGATGCTGATAACAAATCAGGTACTATCCAAGTCTTTATGTTTTATTATTGATTATAGTAGGATAATGGATAAGGAATAAAATTAAAATGAATGTTGTAGGAATGGTATATGGAGATAAAAGTGATGATGGAACTAATGCTCCGCATCCTTTTCACATTACAGCTAAACATTCATATATTATTCCTTATCATTATCCTTATTCTATTATTAATCCTATTGGAGACGAAGTCGACGCTTGACGTGTTTGTCATGTTACAACTTTATCTCCTAATATTATTAATCTTCTAACTTAAACTTATGAAGACCATTAACAATATTGTTAATGATGTCCATAGTTATGCTAATTTTCATTCTGCTTGCTATTAGAGTATTCTTAATCCTTCTTATCGGAAGGTTTGCTTTAAGGATACGAATAGCCTTATTATAATCAACATTTGTATAAATGCCAATTATAATATCTTCTCCATTACATTTCATCCATACATTATCATATCTTTTGATAATGTATTTTCTGCTGATGCCATCTATATTGAAAGCAACAGCGTTCTTGTAAAAACAACATGTTTGTTTCATTGCCAAATAATATTTGCCGGATTAATATTATCATTATGACCGTGCCGGCTTTAATCATAATGATTATCATTCATGCGAAATTTATATTGATTATGGGTGAGTTATTTGTTTTGGAAGTAGGAACAGCCCATTTTTAGACTGTCCCTTTTCCATGACTTAAAGTTCTATACCGAACTTCTTCGCCGTCATCTTAATCATAAAGTCGCTGTAGTTCTTTTCTGCTACATAGTCCATAAATATTAAGAAAATTTCATCTTCAGGAATAGCAAGACGAACATTACTAAAACTATAATTAATAGTTTTAGTAACTTCTCCTGTTTCTTTGTTAGTTTTTTTCCCTTCTGTTGCTTCAATATCGACAACAGCTCCACGAAGCCATTGTCTACATTGCTCAATGTTATTGTCTACATTATTTAATCTATCTTCTAGAATAGCTCTTGTTGGAAATTGTTCTAATCCAGTATGTACCAATTTTTGTAGTACAACATTATATATTGATAGTTCAGATTTAGTGCTAACATTATAATTACCAGCATCATCTTTGACAATACCAGTAACAGCAGCATTAAGATGAAGCAAAGACTTATCGTTATCGACAATAAGCTCAGATTTACCATTAACCATTACAGACTTGTAAGCATTAGTAACTTTAGAAATAACTGTTGTTGTTGCCATAATGATAGATACTGTGTCCTTAACACAGAGTAGTACTATTAATAACAAGTAGAGAAACACTACTATATTCTCTGCTACCAATGTATTCTACATTGGCAAGAATTGTATTAATTATGGGTGAGTTAATATTATCAGCAGTTTCAATAGCGGGGGTATGTCAATCAGTTCCGCAATGCCGGGGGGCATCGCTCCGTAGCTCCCCCATCTCACTAATATACACCAAAAACACCTATATCCTTTCTATCATTTACATCATTATTTACTTTATCTTCATATTCATTTACAATTTCTACTTATTTATCATCTTTATTTTTTTTATTATATCATCCCATTCATTTCTTATATCTTTATCACATATCCATTTTTATCAATAATAGTTACTTTACTTCTTTTTCTATCTTTTCTTCCTTTTACTTCTTCAACCATTTCGTTATTTAATTTAAGAACATCACATTTATTTTCTTCATAATTATTATCTTGTTCTACAATATTATCTATTTCTTCAACTTCTTTAGCATACATACTTTTATCTACATAAAGAGTTCCTTCAATATCATTTTTATCTTTAAATACTTTATATTTATCTATAACAACTATATTGTTTTTTGTAACAATAGTATTTTTAAGTTCATATTCTATTCTTTTATTATATGTAAGAAGATTTCCTTTATAAATATATAATGGATTTACACAATAAAGTCTTTGTATATTAGTTTTACGAATAACATCATTTGCTATTAAAACTTTAATAGTATTATAATAATCTCTATTACTAATTTCTTTTCCTAAACAACCTTTTATTCTTTCAATACTAAGTTTTATCCAATTACTATCAAATTCAATTTTAGCAGCTATATAACCACAAATTCTATAAAAATGAAGATTATCAACTTTATTCATAATATCCCAAAGACTATCTCCTATAAGATTAAAAGAATGTTTAAGTCTAAAAGGTTGAATAATTTTAGTTCCATCATATAAAATTCCTCTTACGGTTTCTGTATCTTCTAAAGTAACAGGAAATGGATTGGGAATATTTAATTTAATATTCGGATTATTACCAGAACCAACAAGTTCGATAGTTTCATTTAAACTTTTAACAAAATTATAATGCGTACTCATAACAAAATGACTTTTTAGTATATTAATTGGTATAAATATATCAATATTATTGATTTTTAGTACCCAATTCGGTAATTATTTTTTATTTTATCTATTTGATTATCAATAAGTTACAACTTTTCCTTTCTTATATATAATATATAAATCATAGATTTATTGCTATCTATATAATCAATATCATTCTTTCTAATATGTACACTCCCCGTAGGAGAATGATGGATGGCTATAGCTTGCTCAATATCTCCTCCTACAGGGAATCTATCATTATCATTATATTTATTATTGAAATAATATATAATATACTTGTATATAT